GTATAACAGATAATTCACTAGTTAAATCTTGTATACGTTTTGCTGTCATGTCTGCTTTAATAGCATTCATTGCTATAATAGATATAGCTTCTTCTTGTGCTTTTCTTGTATGATTTGCAATACCTCTATCTGATGTGCCAAGTTCATAACTTTCAGTATCTACTAATCTATTTTTTACACCTCTTGTAATATCTTCAATTAACTTAGTATATTTTTGTAAATCACTTGCAACTTTTTCAGCATACTCTTGTGGTGTGTTATATTTAGTGTCAGTAATATTTATATTAAATTCTTTATTAAAAGCTTCTGGACTATATTCTTTACCCATTTCTTTTAATGCATTTACAAAACCATCAATTGTGTTTGTTCTGTATGCTGCCATTGTTGCAGCAAGCAACGTGTTATCTTTAGAATTTTGAAATTCATATTGTAATCCTTTAGCAGCAGCTTCTGTCATTTCAGCTGAACCAATAGTTTGAGCATTAAAATTTATTATTTTATTTGAAAAAGCATTTGGTCCTCCTGCCTTAAATACAGAATTAATCATTTGTATATCAGCCTTTAATCTTTCTTTAGATTGTGTTAAAGGATTTTGAGTAGGGTTATCTTTATATTGACTATTATAATATTGTTCTTGACCTTTTTCTACTATATTATTTAATAACCTACTTGGTCCTTTAACAAGCATACCTGTTAATGCACCAGTAAGAAAAGTTTTTAAACCTTGTTTAGACCATTGATCTTTAAAACCTTGACCAAAATATTCAGACAAACTGTACTTTGTATTGTTAGCATATTTATCACTGTAATAGTTTTTCCATGCAGTTCCTGATGCTTCTTGATAAATTTCTTGTGCACCTTCTGCTACTTCAAATGATAATGAATTTCTTAAAATAGATTTACCTAATAGTTTTGCTGCTTCTTTTTTACCAAATTCTGCTTTTACTTTACCTACTATCCCAAAGGTTCCAAAGAAACCACTCTTATCAAATATTTTAAATGTACCTTTTTTACCTACACCTGCTACAGTTTTAGTAATCATTGTATCTTGTATAGCTTGTAATGTTTTATTTGCTGGTAGAAATTTATTAAATAAATTACCAAATTGTAATTTGTTTGTGACTAATAGTATTGCAGTATTTGTATCATAGTTAGATGAACTTGCTTGCATAGCATAGTCACGCATTTTATTAAATTCTAAACCTTCTGGTAAATCTCCATTGTTAGAATCTTGATAATTTTTTATCATCATGTCAAGTGAATCACCATAAGAAGAAACAGATTCAAACATTGCTTCTGACATTGACATGTTTAATTCTTGTGCTACACGTCTACTACCTTGTAAACCCATACCAAGTAATTCTGCTGTACCTGCACCTGCTTTATATGCAGCAATACCTTTCTCACCAAAGTTTACTGTAGTACCTAAAAGAGGAGTTCCTCTTAAAATATTTTCAGCAAATTCTCCAACACTTTTTGATTTTGCTATGTTTAATATGTTATTACTAAATATCTTTGTATATGAATTAAACACTTCTCTTCCTGTAGCAGTAGCGATTCTTGATGATGCCATTATCTCAGCTTCAGCAGCTTCTCTAACCATAGGTTTAATTGCATCTAATGACTTGTCTGCCATTGATAAACCTTTTCCAAAATCTGCAAAAAAGTTTCTTTTAACTGCAAGTTCAACACCTTCTTTAGCTGCTGCTTTAAGTCCTAGTTTGCTTAATGCTCTTGCACCTGTAACACCAAAACTTCCTGCAGCACCTCCACCAGTAAGTCCAGTTATAATAACATCTGCTGCAAGTTCAGTTCCTATAGCAGCAATTGTACCATATGTAAAACCAACATTACCTAAAAATTCAGAAAAAAACTTTTTATTAAATATACCATCTTCATCTTCTTCAGGTACAAATACATAATTTTTATCAGCATTTTTTTGATCATCATAATATTGTCTAATCAATGCACTCTCTTCTGGTTTAACTGCATCCCAGTCACCTTCTGATATAGCATCAAACATTTTACCATAATCAGAAAACCATGATGTATATGTGTTACCTGCATTATATAACATACTGTCAAACCCTTTTGCTAATGCTGAACCCCATGTTTCATTTTCAATAGCTTTTTGAGTATTAGTTTCATACATATAAGGATTAAACTCTAAAGGATTATATCCTTCTTGAGCTTTAAACTTGTTTACATATTGTGGACTAACAGATTTAACAGCACTACCAACAAAGTTTTCTGCTGTCATTGGTGTTGGTGTAGCCAATGAAGTTAAAAAATCAGAATTGTTTTTTTGTAATTGTTGATCTAATGTATTTTTGTTTTTTCTTTTAGGTCCTGGTCCTACACCATCTTGCATTTCTGCACTTTCATTTTCTAAGTATGAATCTGTAGGATCAGTTAATGCATCTTTACTTTCAATAACAGAAGCATCATTTGATACTAAATTATTAAAAACATTATCTGTATCAGTGTAGTTGAAAAAATCACTCATTGGTTTTGATTATTTAATTTGCATTAATTGTTGGTGTATTAACATCATTTAAAACACTCTTCTGATTATTTTTAATTGTAGAAATGTATTTACTAAAATTATTACTAAAATCATTTTCTAAATTTAAATAACCAGTTTTATCATCTTCAGCCATAGGAATAAATTGACTGTTAGCATCATTCCATTTACCTGTAGTATGATTTTTTGTAGAAATTGTAACATTTAATCCTTGCATTCCTTTATTGTTTTTTGTTCTTTGTATATCATATTTATATCCAAATTTCTCCATGTATAAAGGAGAACTAATATGACCATTAGGATTTTTATATAAATCTACAGCAATACCTAATGCTTTAGTATTCATTGTATTAGCTATTAAACCTGTTCTTAATCTTTCAGATGGTATTGTAGATGCTTCATCATAAGTCATTGTAAAAGTAACAGGACCACTGATTCCTAATTTTTTAGCTTCTGGTAATGTAGTATAAGGTTTTAAAGTAAAATTAACTGTTTTATCAACAGGATTAAATGTAACTAATGCTTCATTAGCAAATAATTTTTTAACCATTTCATCTGACACATTTGTAAAATCTTGACCATTAGATTTTGATCTTAATACATTTACAAGTTCAGCATTAGAAAGTTTACCAAAATTATATTGCGTACTTGTAACACTTCCTGTTTGAAATTGTTTTGATATAACACTAGATGCAAAGTTTTTAGCATCTTCACTTGCATTAGTAAAATCATAAATTGGTTTATTTTGAGATGTCCAACCAACAATTTTTACACCTTCAAATGTTGAATTAATTTTTCCTGTATTACCAGGTGATACAATATCAGCTATTGTATTATATGAATCATCAATAGTTTTATCTGTTTCTAATAATGTTCTTATGTTAGACTGTATAGATTGAAAAGCATCAGAGTTAGGTATACTACCAGCTTTAATTTGATTATCAATCATTTCACTTGAAGCTTTACCTATCATTGATGCAGCAATATTTTTTAATAAACCTCTTGCTGAAGATGGATCTTTTGGATTAAAATCATAATCTTTAATACCAAATGTTACAAACATACTTTTTAAATTTTTAGTATCATCATCAGTTAAAGTTTGAGATTGATTATTTGATATTGATCTTAATTTATTTATTGTATTTGTCATTTTATTAAAAGTGTTAGGATTTGAATATATCATATCCATTACACCTCCTGCACCAAATGTGTTATCTAACAAATCAGTTGTAACTCTATCTTTACTTGCTTGTAAACTTAATATAGCTGGTAAATCTGCACCACCTACTTGACCTATATATTCTGTAGTTGGTAACTTTCCACTTGCTTCAAGTTCTGAAATTTTAAGTTTACGATTTGCTTCTTTATCATACATGTCAAATTGAAACTTTTCTCTATTAAAAGCCATGGTTCTACTAAACTGAGATTCTGATTGTGCCATTTTCCATTTGTCAATTAATACTTCATCAGCTTTCATTTCAATTTTAGCTGTTACACCTGCTTGATTACTTGCCCATGTTGATGCTGCTGAACTTTTAAACTTATCAGATATTATATTAGCCATATTTGATATAACATACTCAACACCATTTGTACTTAAATTAGTCATATCAGTTTTTGATTTAGCTAATTCATTTACATAATTATTTCTTTCTGCAACTAACTTATCATATGCTGGTTTATTAACTATTCTTCCATTATTTTTATTTGCAATTTGATGAAATATTTCTAATTTTAAATCATAATCTTTTACTTTTTCATTTGATTGTTGATTTCTTACTGTTGCATCATTGATAAGTGATTTTGTCATATCAGTTGCCATAAGCTGTGTTGCTTCTGTTTTTGATATTTTATTTTTTGACATTAAATTATTGATGCCAGATTCTGTTTGAACTTTACCTGCTTGATTAAAGTATCTATCATATTTTTTACCCATGGTTGATATTGCCCAGTTAGTAAAAGGATCAACTGCAATCTTGCCATTTTTAAAAGTTTTCATATAACCATCACCCATAGCTTGAGTAATTTCTACATCTAAACCAATTTCTTTAGCTGCGGCATTTAACATTGTAGCAGGGTTTTCATATGGAACAAATTCTCCTGGTTGTACTTGCATTATACTACCATCACCACGCTTAGCACTTTTTAATTTTTGTGATTGTTGTTGAATATCCATTTCTGAATATTCATTATACATATCTCTTATTTCAGAATCAAAACTATTTTTTACACTGTCTAATTTAGAAGCTGCGTCTTGATTTTGTTTTGTAATTGACATGTCATATAATATTTCTTTGTCATTTACAATAGGGTCAAGTATACTCATAGCTTGAGCAACATTAGATTGATTAGATAAATCTAAACCTGCAGTAGATTTTAAATTACTTTGAATTTTTTTAAATATATCTTCTCTAGTTTTTTGATTTTCACCATTTGTCAAAACAGTATTTAATGCAGAACTAGCAAGATTTTTAAAAGCATTGAAACCTTTATCATATCTTGCTTGTCTTTGACCCATGGCAGTTGATAAAAAACCAAAGTCAGGAGTATATAATTCTTGTTCAAATGTATCTGTAACGCCTTGTATAAAAGTAGCCATGTATTTATTTATTTATTTACTGTCTGTATTATTCCAACCCATGTTACTTAATCCTTCAGCCATAGCTTGTCCAGGATTATATGGGTCATAAGTATTATTTCTAGATTTTTTAGCCATTACCATTTTACTTGCAAGAGCATATGCCTGGTCTTTACTCATACCATTTTCTAAACCTTTATTAGTCATAGCACTAAGTTCTTTCCAATCATCATCATCTAAATCATAATCAGCATATCCTTTTTTACCTTTAGCAGCTGAAGCAGCTGTTAATGGATTTATATAAGTATCATATGTATGGTAATCTCTACCAACACCTGACCAACCTATATCACCACGCACTCTATCAATACCAACTTGTGGAAACATATCTTCTAGTAAGTTACCTTTAAATGAATTACCCCAAGCTTGATTATATGCTCTTGTCAATGAATCATCTTTACGATTAAGAGCATTAATACGTTGTTGACCATATATAGCATTATCTCTATCAAATGCTGATAAAAGTTGTGTATTAGTTAATTGACCTTGGTTAAATACACCAGCTCCAAAACGTGATGCATCATTAGATGTACCAACATTCATGTTACCATACTTACCTGCTATATCAGATACTCTATCTGCTCCTTGAGCTTGTACACCTATAGATGCATTTAATCCAACATTACCTGCCATTGTATTCATAGCTTGATTGCTTAACTGATTAGCAGAAGATTGTACTCTTGCAATTTCAGATGCAGGACTTAATAAATTATAAGGACCAGACTCTAATGCAACTTGTCGTAAAGTAGGTGGAAAATTACCTGTTCTTCTACCAAAAGCATTTGCAAGATTTAACATGTCAGGTGTAAACCATCCTTTTGTTTTTCTTCCAATAGTTGGTGTAATAGCCTGTTGCATTATATCAGGTGCACCTCTTTGAATACTAGGTGTAGTTGTTGTTGTTTGTGCAACTTGTGCTGGAGCAGCTTTTTTAAATTTCTTAGTAGAAACCCATTCTGATCCAGGTACATCCCAATCTTCTACATTAGTATCAATTTGATCACCTACACCTGCTGCATTACTACTTTTATTTGCTTCTAACGCATAATATCTAGAAGCAGGACTTGCTGCACCTTTTGCTTTTATAATGTCATTTTTCCAAGCATCAACACCTTTTCCTGATGGTCCCTCATAATTACTTAACTCATCTTTCCAATTAGTAGCAATTTCATTAAGAACTTCTTCACCCATAGGAAACTGTGCACTTTCATAAATTCCAGATTTAGGATTTGGTTTAAAACCTGTCTTAGATGTTTGCTCAGTAATATAAGTAATATTAGGTGCATACTTATTACCTATAACTTCATAATTTGCAGCTGCAGCTTTTTCTAATACATCTTTGTCTCTTACATTATATGTAGTACCTGTACCTTTATATGGTGCACCAATAGGTTTACCTTGTGCATCATAATTTTGATACATTCCTGTAGCAGAATTAAATCTTGGAGTACCTCCTACTTGCATTTTATATATTGATCCACCATATGCTTCTTTTTGTAGTTGTTCTTCATCAGAAGTATCAATTGGAATAAAAGGTAATGCACCAACATCAACTGCTCTTCGTCTTGTAACTACAGCTGGTTTTTTACCTACTTTAGCATTTTTATCATCAATATCTTGACCAGTATCATTTTTTTCTTTCGCTGCTTCTTCTACAGCACTAAGTTTCATAATACCATCTTGGATCTTATTTAGATTTGTAACAAATCCACTTTTTATATCTTCAGATAATTGATTTAAATTTAATTCTTCAATTTTACCTGTAGTTAAATTTTTAGCACGTATTGATTCAAGATTTGGTAAAAAGTATCCTTTTGGTTCTACAAAGGGATTCATTTCTGATACACCATATTGTGTATCAAGTATTTGATATTTACCTATATCAGTTTCTAAAATATCGCCTTGATCAAATGTTTCATTATCATATATTCTTGTAGGTTGTTTAGTAGGTTTAGTTGAAAAATTATATTCTCTGTTGTCATCAGCTGTCCACCATGAACTTGCTGTTCTACCTTGTTTTTTAAATACAGGTACGTTATTTGGATCTTTTGTATCTTTTAATTTTAAAAATTCTTCAGGTGTTAAATAATATTTTCTATTTTTATCATTATAATCTGTAGTACCACTTGGACTAAAATACACACCTTTAGGATCATTCATCCAATTAGGCAACCAGTCACCTGCACTTGATTTTTCAACTTCACTTATTTTAATAGGTTGATCATTTACATAATATTGATCTCCTACGCGTGGTATTTTATAACCTCTTTGTACTGGTACTTCTGCTAATTCAATTGGTTCTGGTTCTGTTTCTGATTGCCAAAATGCTTTTCCATAAGGTGAAACTTTATAATCATCACCACCTTCTTGAGCTTTAGGTAATTGAGCACCACCATATTTTTGTTGAGGTTGTTCTTGTTCTCCTTCTTGTTGTTCAGGAGCACCACCACCACCCATCATACCTTCCATAACAGATTCTGCAATAGCAGGCACACCATCAGGGAATCCTTTCATAGATTCTTGCACAAGAGCAAGCATTCCTAATTTTTTAAGATTGCTGTCTAACATTACTTGAGCTGTTTCTTTAGAGTACTTATCTTTAGTATCATCTTTAAGAATAGCCATGTAATCATTTACTTGATATTTCTTTGCTATCTCTGCAGGTGTGTATCCTTTTTTATTAGGAGACATACCAAACATAGTTAAAATTTCTGGATCTTTAATTCTAAGTTTATCTGTATCAGAAAATATAAAAGAACCTTCAGGTACATTAAGAGGTACTCCACCTTTACTGTGACGTTTACCTACTATAGTTTGATGTTCTAAGAATCCATCATTGTTTGTATCACCTATAATAGTTTCTCCACCTTCAGCTTCTATGTTAGCTTTTTCACGTGGTACTGCACTAATAGTATTTTTTACATCACTCTGAACTTGTGTATCTGGTTTTAAAAACAAAGTGTTTCTATCAACTAAACTGTAGTCTAGTTGTGAACCTGTTTTTGCTTTATTTGGTACTGATTTAATTTTGATATTGTACATAAACTTCTAAAGTTTAAAGGTTTGATATTAAACATCTTATATTTAGAAGATACAAATATAAGTTGTTTTGTGCAATTATATATTATAAAAATTCAATTTCTGCGCCATCACGTAATAGTTGTAATAACTGATCATGAGATACTTTGTATTGTCCACCTGATGCAAAATTCATTTGACCACCATTTCTAGCTATCACATTTCCTCTTGTACCATAATCTTGTATAGCAGTATACCTATTAGGAATATATTCATTTCCACCACCTTGAACATTTACTGTATTTACACCTGTATAGTTTAAAGGATTGTTTAACATACCTGCTTCAAATTGTCTATTAACTTGTCTGTTGTTCATTGTTTCTGCACCACCTGGTCCTAATGAATCATTAAGTATTGATAACTGTAATAATGAATTATTAGCTATTTGTTGACCTGATATATTGTTAGCAACTTTATTATTTACTTTAGGTTGATTAACTTTTGTATATGGTGTAACACCCTTTCCATATGCACTTGCTGGAGTCATAGTAGTTTGTTTAGGTACTTGACGATTAACACCATCTTCAGCATATGGATCTCCATAACTTAATGATGCATTGTCATTTATACCAGAACCTATATTAAAGCTGTTAAGTTTATCATAATCTATATTAGGATTTTGTTTAACATATCCTCTTGTATCTGCATAGTTAGCAGTGTCTCCAAATCTTGGAGATTGCATTCCAAAAGGATCACTAAAATCAAAGTCTCCAGGTATACCAAATTGTGCTTCTGGTAATCCACCATACTGCATGTATTGACCATATTTTTTTTGTGTCTTACCATATTTGTTCCACATGTTACTAGCTTCTGTACCTGCACCAGATTTACCATATGTGTTATTTACATAAGTTGCTTGTGCATCAGTAATAGGATTTTGTTGAATTGATTTTGGATCTTTATTAAACAAACTTCTATATCCTTGTATAGAACCTGCTAATGCACCAGCTCCTGCCATAATACCTGCAATAGGTTTTAATGCTTTTATACCTGTAGCAGACATAGCTGCAGCTGGTTGTGCTAACATGTTAACATCTGTCATTGCATTATTAAAAGCATCTTGTGGTAAGAAATCACCATAATATTTTTTATCAGCATAAATACCACCATAAGGATATTTTGCAATACCTCCATATTTCATACCTTGTTGCATAGGTTCTTCCATGCCTTGTTCTTGCATCTGCTCTTGTGGATTTTCTTGTTCTTGTCCAGCACCCATTTGTTGCATTACTGCTTCAACTGCTTGAACTACTTGTTCTTGAGGCATGCCAAGTTGTACAAATATCTGCACAACCATTTGTGGATCTACCTGAGCTTGTAATAACTGAGCTATAACTTCTTGAGGTTCAACACCTTGTTCTAACATTTGTTGTATTTGCTGCATCAACTGTTGTTCATTTCCACCTTGTTGTTCTTGAGGAGCTTGTTGCATTTGAGAAGGATCACCACCCATTTGCATAGCTGGTTGTTGAGATACACCTTGAACTTGTTTTACAATTTCTTGTATAGCCTGTTGTTGTTGTTCAGGTTTCATTTGTTGCAATTGACCCATAACTTCTTGATAAACTTTATTAGGATCTTCACCTGATTCTTGTGCAAGCATTTGTGCATATGATTGTATCATTTGCATCATTTGATCATTACCTTGATCACCTTGTGCTACACCACCTTCTTGATGTTTCCACTTAGATGCATTTTTTGCAAAGTTTGCTTTCTTTACCATTGCTGAAGAATAGTTATCTTTATTTGCTAACACTTGACTAGCAAATGCTTGTACTGATTTACCATGTTTAGTAGCAGCTGCAGTAAAGGTTCCTTTTTTAGAATCTTTAATATGTATCCCACCACCTTCTTTATAGTCATATATATCATGAATGTTTGCTGGTACATAACCATTCATAAATTCCATTTGTGCTTTGTTAAGTCTATCCATGATTGTAAGTTTTTGATATTGCTATCATTATAATTTAGTGATTTTTATTGAGATATGCATTATGAGTTAATCCAACCTAATGCTTTCTTTTGTTTTGTTACTGTAGTACCACCTTGTTTTTTTCTAGATAATTTATCTGTATACTTGTTTATATGTGCACGTGAAGTATTTGACCAAGTTTCAGGATTTATTTTAGTTGATCTTAAAGCTTCTAAAACTTTTTCACCTTCTTGCCCTTTAATTGCATAATGTGAAAAAGGATCTAATTTACCAAAAAGATTTTTTCCAAAAGATTTCCACACATCAGCGTCACCATATACACCTTTTACCACATCTTTTAAAGGTAAAACATTATAATAATTTTGTGTTAAATCTTTTTTATTTTGTAAATACTTTAACTGCATTTTATCAAAAAAATTAGGAACATCTCTTACAAAAGGATCATCACTTATTGTATGTTCACGAAACTTTGCATCAGTTTTATATTTTAAATCATCAATTAAATTATGATGTTTTTTCCAAGAGGCATGTGCTAATTCATTATATAATGCTTCTTTTTCTTTTACTGCAGCTTGAAGTTCAACCATTTTATTAGGATCTCCTGTTATAGCAAGAGTTTCTCTAAAGTTTGTTGGAAATCTTTTTATATAATCATTTTTAACAATACCTTCTCCAAAAGGAGAACCTTTAAAACCAAGGTGTACATCAAAATCATTAGTTGTCAACCAATCTTGTCTATTTGGTGATGAAAAATCTGTTGGTCTTTTTACTTTAACAATATAACCATTCCCATATGTATATCCTTCTGCAGTTGGAACTGAGTTTGACAAATACAATGCGTTTTCACCTTCTTTTAAACCAAATCTACCATACCCTGTATTTATAGGTTCATGTGAACCCATATATTCCGCAGCTGCTTTAGAACCTTTTTCTGTTCCAAGATTAAAACCTTTACTTTCAAGATGTGTAATTATTTCTGGATTTTTTTGTGCAATAACTTCCCAATTAGTACTTACTCCTCTAACAAAAGTATTATGTCTATTAGCCAACCCTCTCATGGTTTTGTTAGTAAGTTCTGTAGATTGAGCAATTCTTTCAAAATTTTCTGGTAATTTATATCCATATTGTTTTGCCCAATTTTTTGCATAATTTAAGTCTCCTAAATTTTTAGTAACATTACCAGTATTTTCAACAACACTTGTAGATAATGGTAATCCTTTATAAGTATCAGATATTACTTGATTAGTTGGACTTTTTCCAATACCTAAATCAATAATTTGAAATCCTTTTTTAGGATCATAAAAAACATTAGACTTACCACCACTGATATCTATAGACAAACCTAAATTATCTAACTCAGCTTTATCTTTCCAAAAATTATCAATATGTTCTTTTGGCATATTTTGAAAATCTGTTTCAGATAATTTTGTTATAGGTGTACCTGTTGCTTTATTTTGAACTTGATAAACTTTACCATCTATTTCTTTAACTTGCAATGTTTTTCCTGTTCTGGGTGATTTAATTTTGTCTGCATAATTAACTAATCTACTTGAGTCATCATAACCATGAGCACTTAATCTAGCTACATAATTATCACCTAATTCAAAAACTCCTTTGTTATTTGTTCCACCATCAGATATATTTTTACCTAATTGATTTTCAGATTTTAATATATTTTGTTGTGGAGTATTTACAATTTCTTGTTTAATATTATTATCTCTTAATTGTTTTTCTAAAGCATTTCTAGACTCTAATAATTTATTTGGATTTAATTGTTTTGCACCAGATGTATATTCTTCTGCTGTTATATTACCATTTTTATAATTTGCGTATAATGCTTTTCTAGACTCTTCAGCTAAAGTTTCTTGTTGTTTTAAAGCTGCTATTTCAGACTCTAACTTAGGAGCTATGTTTCTTATATTTTGTAATTTTGCTAATGCACTTTCTTCAGTAGTTAATGCTCTTCTTGTAGCAGATATTCCTTCACCCATCATTTTACCTGCAGGTCCTACAATAGGAGCTATTTCTAAAGCATCCATTGCAAGACTGCCAGCATTACTCCATGTTGGATTTTTATACATTGCTGCAGCATCAGGTGCAACATTAGCCAAACCATGTCCTGCAAATCCTGCAGTAATAACATTACCAACAGTTGCTCCAGGAACAGCTGCTAAACCAGGCAGTTGACTAGCTAATGCACTTGTAATATATGGTGCAGCTGCAGCACCCACTGCTTCTAAACCAAGAAGACCTAATCCTCCAGTAGCTATAATACCTGGTGCATACCATAAAGGACTTTTATATACTTCATCCCATTGATCACTAACAAAGCTTTTTCTACGCTTTGTACTTGCTGCATAAACAATATCTTGTTGCCATTCAGGTAATTTTTTAATTTGTGCAAGTTGAGACTCAGTATTAAATCCATAAGGTGCTTGTAAATCATAGTATTCCTTACTTCCTATAAACTGATCTTCTTTGCTTAATCCTTTTACAGGTTTCTTTAAAGGAAAAGTTCCTCCTGTAGTAGGATCAAAACCAAACTTGCCAGAATCAATTTGTTTATTAATCCATTCATCTGATCTTTGATCACCTGTAAAAGAAATTCTATTACCACCTTTAGTAGTAGATGTTACATATCCTTCTGGTGTTAATGTATTACCTAACCATTTTTTTACAGTCCCTGCTTTTTGGTACTTAATAAGACCTCCTTCATTTTGTTTAGGAATTTCTTTATATCCTTTTAACCAATGTTCTTTATACAATCTAACTGCATTGTCATTGGTTTCTAAATTGCCATATTTCCCCCATACATCTTTATCTTTTCCTAATTTTATTAATTCTTCTTGTATTTCAGGAGAATTTTTAAAAGCATCTGTCATTGCGTGTTTATTCCATGCATTATCTGCCCATCTTCTTTCCACCATATAAGGACCTTTATACCCTCCAGGACTACCTGCTTTAATTAGTTCTTCTGAACTTAATCTATTTGGGTTTAATGGTAACCCCATATTAAAATGAGCATCTCCATAAACTCCATTTTCCACTGCCCTAATTTCTCCAGAATTTATAGCATCTAAATATCCTTCTTTTCCACCAATCATTCTATAAGCAGATTCAGGATTAGGTTTAAACGCCAAAGGATTATATTTATATGCATTAGATAATAAACCTGATTCTTTACTTGCTGCTAATTTAGCAAGAGCTTTTTCTTTAGTTAGTAAACCAGCCCCAACTAAGTTTGCAGGATCAGCAATAGCATCAACTGTCATTGCTCCCCAAGGATTTTCTATATCCATTGCTTCAGATGGTCTTTGCATTTCACCTGTAAATGCTTTCATCATTGCTAATTGTGGAAGACTAAATACAGCAGATATAGGAACACCTACTGCAGCACCTAATGGTCCAGTATCTTTATTTTCTTCTACTATTTTATCTCTATATTGTTCCCAGAATCCTCTAGGTCTTTTGTAATTATTTTGAACAACTACTTCATCTAATGCTATTGGAGAACGTACACCTTCATCTGTTACAACTTCTCCTTTATTGTATGCTTCTGCATATTCTGGTGTACCATATTTTACAGTACCTGCAGTTTGATAACTAACAAGTCCACCAGCACGTTTCCTTTGACCACTCTTATCTTCATCAGTATAAATACAACCAGGACCAAATGGATTTAATTTACCTAAAATACCTGACCCACTTACAGCACTAGATTTTGATTTTTTACCAATACCTTCTAATCCTTCTTGTTCAACATTAGGGCGTGAAGCAAGTTCTTTTACAATTTTATCATATTCTCTTGTATCATAAAAACCTTGCTGAGTATTTTCTGGATTGTTTTTCCAAATATTAAATGCTTGTTGTTCAGGACTATATGCTTGTTTTTGGTCATTCCATATATCTTGATTATATGCAATTTGATTACGTGTTAATGGTTTACCAAATTCATCAACTCTACTTACTTTTTTAGAAGCTGAGAATAATGCACCATCTACATCTCTATCACCTCTATCTCTATAACTTAATGGATAACTTCCTTGAGATGGTACTATCATAGGATTTCCTGAAACATTAAACATGTTTTCACCTCCAAGTTGTTTTTGTACTACTGCTTCAGGTAAGTCTATTGCACCTTCTTCATTTTTAACTATGAACCTATTAAGATTATTTCTCCAATTCTGTTCAACCTTATCAGGATAACTTCTAGGATCTTTTGTATATTTTATATTTGTTTCTTCATCTGTTTTTAAAGATGTATTGTTTGGTGAAGTTTTTTCATTAAAAGGTTTCCAATCATTTTTCCCAGTAGTAAATGTATTATTTGCTATAGATGAATATTGATTACGCAAGTATGGAGAATATCTACCAACAGTATTATTAATTTGTGAATCATCATTATTAAAAGCTGGCAAATCTTTAATTGTAAATCCATCACCTACAGGTACATTACCTTTACCTTCTACCCATTGTGTTTCAACAGGATTTGTAAATCCAAATAAATTTTGAGAAAGTTTATTTTGTTTACCCCATTCTTCTAAAACTTGTTTATCTTTTAAATCCATTGCTGCCATTAAAGGCAACACTTTATCCACATCATATAAATCATTTGGAGAATTTATATTATATGCTTTTTTTAAATCTTTTGGAATACTATTATATTTAATCTGACCTGGACCAACTGATAAATTTTTACCACTTCCTAATTCAGTAATCACACTTTCTGCAATATTTTCTAATCTTGAACCAAGTCCTTTTCCTTTTGAAGTTGTCCAATTGTTTTCTGCACCAAGTTCACCAAATACATTTAACAAACTATCTTGTATCTCTGTTTTAGATCTGCCTGTTTTTTTTACTAAGTCATTAATCTTTTCAGTATTATTTGCAAAAGATACAAACTTATCCATAACATGTTTAGTATTAGTGTTATAGTCTTTTGCATTTTTTGCAATTTCCCAATCATAATCTTTTTTAGAGTTTGAATCAAAGGCAATTGTTTCTTGTTTTGAATCATACTTTTCTTTTTCTTCAGGTGTAAGATTAAAAGGGTTACTGTTATTATAAGGGTTAACTTTAAAAATAACAGCATTAGGTTGATTATCATTTTTTTTAGGATCTAACCAATCTTTAATTTCATATTCATCAAACAGTTGTTCACTTTGTGCTTGATTGTCAAAAAATTTATATTTGTTATTAGAATCTATTCCTAAAAATATTCTTGAATGAGAAGGATAATATTTACCATTTTCATTTACATTATTTTTATACTGAACAACATCTCCAGGTTCTAAATTATTAAGACCTTTTAATCCCCAACCTTGATTTGCAGTAAAGCCATATTCATTTGCATTTTTTGCAAAGTCAGTATTAGACCAGTTTATATTAGACATTGCACCTGCATCTTTTAATACAGTACACACACCACCAATACATGTAAAAGGTTCTTTACCTTCTCTTGTTGATGCATCTCTTACATTTTGTGGAATGTCAGTAACATAATTATTATTTTTAATTCTTTCTTCAGCAAGTGATACTACTTTTTGTGCATACTCTTTACGTTTAGGATCATCAGTTTTTAAACCACCTAATTGATAGTTTCTATCAGCATACATCATACCTGTTCCACCCATTTGTGCAACAGGCATTTCATTTTCATTACCACACTTGTGACATGTAGTAATATCATTACCACCATCAGCAGCTTTCCATGACCAACCACAATTGGAACACTTAATAGTTTTAGTTAATAGTGTACCACCCTTAGCTTTTTTAGGCATAAACTTTGGATTGTTTGAATCAAATGATTTGTAATCATTAGTGTTATGAATACGACCATACCATGTATCATTGTAATCACTACTTGGAACTCCAGGAGCAGGATTGTTTATATTTTTGTAATACCAATCTCTTCCTTTATTCATCAAAATTCTTCTTTGATTTTCTGGAAGTTTACCTATTGTGTTACTATATTCTTGATCAAATGAATATGGTGCATTTTTTCTACCTGACCATTTACCATCAACATCTAATTTGGATTTATCATTTTGTCTGTAATATTCTTGTAATGCAAAAGCTCTTGGATCTTTAGTTATTTTATTATTATCCTTATCCCAACCAGCATTAAAAATAAAATCCATTGCTTCTCCTGATTCCATTGCACTTGCATTAGGCATTATCTTTTGGACTTCTGGATAAATATTATTCATTAACATATTCATGTATGCAGGATTACTATACCCTGACAAAGGTGTACCACCAGGACCTCCTCTTAGTTGTTCATACTTTAATATTTTATCAGCTTGATGTGCAACACTATCTCTAACTGTTCCTGCACGTTGATACACAGGTGTTTCTTTTACTTCAGGACCAGAAAAAAAATGTGTACCACTATTAGGTTCTAATATTTCACTTGTTTTACCATCAGTAACATGCAGTCTTTGACTTACACCATCCATGGTAATAGGTGTACCTTGAGGTGTACCCTGTATAATGTTAGAAGGATTATTTCTATAAGGAGAATTATCTTTATACCCTTGCTTAGATATATCATCTTGAAGTTTTTGATTTTGAGTATTAATAAACTTCATTAAAATTTCTCTATTGTTTTTCATTATCTTGGACTGTTTAACATTTTACTATTTACAAGTTTCAACAACATTTTTTTATCACCACTTTGTGTTTTTCTAAGTATGATCTTATTACCAAAGTGTCTAAACTTTTTATGTTCAGTAGGTGCTTTTAATACATTTACATAATTAGGATTAATGCTTTTATGATAACCATCAGGTGCTGTAATAAACATTGGAACAATTAGAGTAGCACTTGGATACTCATGTCTGTCTTTTGTTATATCATAAAAATTATTAAATCTATATTTGTTTTCTTCTTTAGAAGCTAATATTTCTGTTGTTACAGAATTTACAATAGGATACAACAATACTTCTAAAGGATTATTTTTATCTTTTATTTTTAATGATAAAAGAGGAGATACCTGTTCAGAATTATATATAATAGCTCTATTAAAATTTTCATCTAATATATGAAACATATCTTTACCATCATTATAATATTTATAAGCTTCCATATAATACTCAACACTTCTTAAAGTTGTTATTTGATTTGGAGTTACAATGTTATATTCTACTTCCCAACCATAGTCTTTAGTAATGTCAGCATCATTAATGTTATAGTAATTTGTAAAACTGTCAAATCTTTCATTATGTTTCCAAAAACTATTATCTTTAATTGTAAAAAAGTGACTGTATGATGGTATCATAAATGTAGGATGCCAATCATGAAAACTTACCCACATTTTACTTTTAGGATCATAACTTATTGTCCATTCAATTTTTTCAAAAAACTTAGTATCATCTAAACTAATTGCAGTTAATACTGGTGTAATGTTAGGAGTCACTTGTTCCAAACAACTACACAAACCATCAACAACTTCACAAGTACCACATTGTGTTGGCACTGAACTAATTGAACAAACACAATTTGCATTAATACCATCTGGTACTATACTACATGTAGGATCACATACTAATAATGCAGGTTGAGTTACCATACATCTGCATTGTGTTCCAACAAGTGTACAGCCTGAAGGACAAGTATAAGTATTAACTGTGCTACATATTGCAGGTTTAAATGTGCTTGATGGTAATGTTACAAGATCATCTATTAAAGCATCAGCAAGAGTTTCTGCATTACTGTCATTAATTATATAAGGTGCACCAGCACTTCTGACATCAGTATAATATGTCATTCTTTGTGCATTAGTTTCACCTGATCTTGTAGCAGTATCTGCAGCAACAAATATTTCTAATGAAGGAAGATTTTGTATAAGACACTTTGCTTGATTAACAGATGTTCTCATAGCTTGAGAAAAGAAAATACTATTTGGATAATGTCCAGTTGCAGGTGGAACAGGATAATCATTTGTATTATTTGCAACACATGTACCAAAAGCAGGTGTAAAGTTTATACCATTGTTTAAATAATCAGGAAAATCTGTAACAAGTATTATAATTTTTCTTACATTTGTTCTAGATGGTTGAGTTAGTTGATTAGCTGAACCTGTTAAAGGTCTTATAATTGACTCTGCAGTGTGTAGTTTATCAGCAGCATATGTCAATCCTTGATAAATTATATTTTGTTGATTACATTGAGTAGCATTATCATAAGCAATTGATTTAAAATAACCTGCTGTTCCACCAGGAACACCTTGCCAATCTCCAGGTCCAGAAAATAACTTTACTGTTTGACTAGTACTACTTGCACCCATAGTTAATACTTGTAATCTATAATCACCTGTAGTACTATTTAACCCTACTGCAATGTTATCAATTAATCTATTTATGAATTTTTTTCTACGTATAGTAGGATTAGTACCTGGGCAAGGACTAATAAGAATTATAATATCAGCTCTACATGATGTTACAGGTGTCGCTGTTGCAGAAGAAGTATTAATTTCACTACATGTATTAGTTGCAGCATCATATGTCCAACCTGGTTCACATAATGCAACTGGTTCATCTGCAGGAGGTTGACATTCCCACAAGTCTGTTTCTGAATTAAATACTAACACATATCCTGGAGCACATGCTGGTGATGTAACAGTTCTTTCACACTTGTTAGTTACAGGATTATAAACATATCCCTGAACTTCATTGCATGATACAATATTATTATTTGGTGAACATGAATTATAAAAACCAAAGTTAGGATCATAACCTACACAATCAAGTGGTTTATAATCTTTTTTAGTAAAATATAATAATTCATACTGTGCATCAAATACTGCTTGTACAGCAATACCACTAACAGGATTATCATATTCTGTATAGTCTGGAAATGCTTCTAATAATTCAGATGGTAAATTTTGAAGAAACCAATTCTTCATACCTGATTTAGATATTTCATTCATACCTTCTCCACCATACTGAATAATTTTACCAGCTTTTTGTGATACAAAAAATAATCCATAAGGAGTATTTAAGGTTGCTCTGTTAGAAATACTTGCTCCATACTCCATAACATCTTCTGCATTTACAAGAGATTGTATATTGTTAGCAAATAAACCACCATCACCTATAGTAATCTTAGTACCACCTGTTTCAGTTTTAAGTGTATCAACACCAACAAATTGTGTAGGACTAAAGTCTTCATAAAGTATTAATGCTCCACTAGAGTTAATAGCTTTAATATTAGTAACTACTCCTTCAAAGGTATAGTAGTTAAGAGGTAAAAAGTTTCTCCAGTTATCTCTTTTAAGTCCATCTTGTTGTTGTAATGAATATATACCTCTGTATGGAAAGTATTCATAACATGATTCATACAGTGCTGGGTCATAGTCTGGTGGTAACAATAGTCCCCAAGATATGAAATTGTTGTAGAGTTTTGATGTGCTAAGTGATAAGTCATATTTATAAAATACTGGTTTAGTTATTATATCTGATCTAAACATTGTTTGAAGATCATTAAAAGAAGTTCCATATACATCATAGAATTTTTCCCAATCATTTTCTCCATAATCTCTAAATGCCATGTTTAATTCTGATTCAGCAAAAAAGTCTTTTACTCCATTATTAAATAAATACATCCATGAATTATTAACTGCAAAACTAACTCCTTGTGTAGAACCATAAAAATGATGTTTATCACTAGGCGTACCAATATCCATACCAGGAGGAGACCAGTCTATACCAACAGTAAAATCTGAACGTATATCATATTCTTCAAAATTTGCCCAGTATGTTGCTTCTGGACCATTAAAATAATTTTGATAATTAAACTCTATGCCATTTGGTTCATTTATTAACCATGTATTAAAAAAGAAATATGAATTTTTATCTGTATATCTATTTACATATACATCACCTCCAAATATAGGTTCAGTAAAATCTGTTGTGTTTAATTGTGCTAACGTTGGGTATACACATGAGTCTGTTGGAATTTGTACTATAGAATTTAATTGACCATATTGATTTTCAAAATCAAGTTTTAATGCTCCATAATATGATGCTATATCTGTATTTTTAATATTAAAAGGACTTCCTGTAGTAACATGAACTTTTGATTTATCAGCATTAGTACCTACTATATCTGGTAATGTAGCACCAGTGATCAAATTAAGACAAACATATTTACCTCTAAATAAATTATTTATTCTTTTAGTTGCATTAAAATCTTGTATACCTGTTCCTATATATTTAAGACCACCTGAAGAAATTGTTCTATTAAAAGAAGGATTTATTCCTGTAGGTAAATTTGTGTTTGTAACATTTCCATGACTATTATAAAAACCATGACTGTTATATTGAACTACATAATTTCTATAAGGAATAAGTTTTCTAATTATTTCTATTAATTGTTGTGTAGCTTGATACCAATAAAATGCAGCAGTAGTTATATTTGTTACAGCTGTTACTATATTTCCTATAGTAGCCAATGTTGCTCCTGCTGTTGCTCCTGTAGTGCCTATATTTGAAATACCTTGTGCAAGATAACCAACAAGATTGCCTGCTGCTGAACCTGCATTACCTTCAGTACTCATTCCAACACTATTGCTAAAATTTGATAAAGGGTTTCTCGTTACATGACTGCTTTCAAGTGTATTGCTTCCGCCAGCAGCTGTAGTAACCCATGGAATTGTAGTATTTTTTATTTCTCCTACAAAAGGTAAAGTAGTATGCCCAGTGTTATTTGTAGTAGTACTTGTTTTACCCATTATAGATAAAAGAGCTATACCTAACCCAAATACTGCACCAACTGCAAAAGCAGTATCTGTTATAACTTTAAACTTAGGATGATTGTATGGAATTTCATATGCACCTGTAGCAACACCATATTGTTCTTTATATATTCTAGCATACACACCTCTACCTAAATAAGGTTTAACAAATGCTATTTCAGGTGAGTTAAAAGAAAAATAATCATTAAGAGGTTTTATTCCAGAATTTAAAAAAGGATCAGGGCGTAAGTCATTATATGGATAATTTTGAATTAATCCTTTTCTTGTACCTGCAGTAGCTCCAGGTATATCATATTCAAGCATATTATTAAATAACCCTTTTGCTACAATTGTTCTATTACCTTCTCTTGAACCTCTGAGTATCTCATATCCTGAAATATCAGTAAGAGGATTACCTTGATTATCAATAGGATGTAATATATTATTAAATTGTACAGCAAGTATGTTTATAAAATTACCTGTTGAATCATGTATATGCGTAGTTTCATTAGAAGGCATCTTGTGATGTCTAATAGGTGTATTACATAAGTCACCCCAAATTTCAGGATGATTGTTAGGATACTCTTGAGTAGACTCCCAGTATGCCATGTTACCTTTAGCAATTATAACACCACCATCAGATAGTGTACCTGATAAACCTGCTGCTGTAGCTGTATCATATATTTGCCATACTTTATTTTTTCCTGGTAGTAAATCAGGATTAGATAATGATAATTCTATTAAGTCAGAAGGTAATGATGATCTACCAGGAATATGGAATGATGCTGATCTAGCACCTGTTTTATATACCCATCTAATAAAAAATGAATATACTTCATCACGCATGTATCCTGTTTTATTACCACCTTTCCAATAGTAATCTGCAGGATATTGTACAGCAACCCATTCTGTTCTTATTCTATTTGCAAAAGGTTGATAATTAAAATAAGGTTGTGTTGTTACACTTGTTCTTATAAGATAGTTATTAAGAGAAAACATCTTTTTACTTTTCTCATACACCTGTGATTTTAAAGGAATTAAAGATAATGGTATTGTTTCTAAACTTTCTAAGTATTGATCTAAATGCACTTTAGTTTGTGATACACTATAGTTACCTATTTTTTTAGCAACAGTTTGTTGAGCAATGTTTGAAATTATAACAAGTTCATATTCTTCAAAATTAGTATCTAATCCTGAAATAAAAATATCAAGTGAACCACCAAATGAACTATGATCCCATAAAGCTTGTGGTGTAGATGGTGTAAAATAATCAGTAAGTTTTATACCATTATGTGAATATGCAACAACTGCTTGATAACTACCATTTTGTAATTGACCTGCTCCTACTGAAGTTTCTACAGTAACACATGGTTGTTCTACAAAAGGATGTAATCTAAGTTGATCACAATCTAATTCATTTGTACAAGTTTCTTCACCACAACTGTCAGCAATAGGATTACACATATAAGGAATACGTGCTATATCCAGAATCATTGTTCTATCTGGATTATTATTATCTGCCCAATATGCAGAATATGAACAGTCTGCATTATATTTTACAGCTCCTGTAATTAAATATTTAGTATTAAAATTTAAACATGGATCATTTATTAAAACTGTATAAGAACAATTAGATTCATCAAATATTCCTATTTCAGAATTTACATTATTTGTTGAAAATACTACCCATTCAGTTTTATATTTATGGAGCAATCCAATGATTGAATATGTTGAAGATGTACAATATAAATTTGATTGTTCATTACCAATGTTACCTTCATCACCTTTATGAGATGTATTAATAGCATTGATTGCATTAGTCCATACACCTTCTGGTATATAAATTTCAGAATAATCCTTAACCATTCCTTTTGCAAAACTATTTGTTTTACCTGTACTGGTTCCTTGAGACGGTGTGTTATCTTGGTTTGTTGTATCTTCAGCCATTATAAATAGTTTTTAAACATATTGTAATAATTATGATATTGTGCTTTTCTATTCATATCATGCATTTTTTTCATTTCTGCAAAGTCAGGAGTATTGACATATGATAATGCATTATTTCTAGCAAGTCTTAACTGTCCACTCATTAATTGTAAATGATTTTGCACAGGTTCACCAGCCATAAATAAGTTTTCAAATATTCTTTGCTTTAAAGCATATTCATAATATTCATTTGTATATGGATTATCTAATATAAGCAAGTTACCATCATCATCTTCCATGATTGATTGATAATTTAAAAACACAACACCTTCATCAAAGTTTACATGTAGAAAACCATTTTTTAAATAAGCATCATAATAATTACCTTTCTTCATACCTAGACCAGTTATAAAACTGTCATCCATTCTTGCATCATAATCTTCTCTAGGTTCAGGTGATAATGATTCTGCTTTATGTATATGTAATCTAACAGGTTGTCTACTTTCAGTTCTTCTACCATTTGTAGTATAATGAACTCTTGGTGTACCATCTGCAGCACAATCAAGTAATGCAGGGCATGTTCCTGATCCTGTACCTACAGTGCTTATTTTAGCACCCATTACAATTATCTTAACTCCAATAAGAGTTTCAACTGATTCAGAATATAGTCTAACATTATCCATGTCTAAAACAGTAACATCAAAATCTAACAAACTACCATCTGTATTAAAAGCTTGAATCACCACATTCATTGTATGTAACTGATGATTAATTATATTCATACCTAATGTTACATCAGTGTATATAGTAGATTGATTAACAAACCTTGGCTCTAAAAAGTTTTGAGCTAGTATTACACCTTCAAGTATACCTTCAGTATATGTTTTATTATAACTTGGTATTTCAGATACCAGTCTATCTTCACATACTAATGCAAAATTTAAAACATCTAAGTTATCAGGTAATCTACCTTTTCCTTTTACAATATCAATAACTCTAGATTTTTGCATATTAATACGCAAACCTAAATCATAGTTGCAACGCATTGCAACCTTAATCATTTGTTGAGGATTTAAAAGACCTTCAAGATCATAAGTGTATAAGTCAAGTTTAACACTATCCATTAAGTCATCGAAAGTTCTATATTTTGGTTCAGCTAATGGCATAGTTTATTATTTTAAAATATTTTTATTATCTTGTTGAGTATCTTGTGGTATATTAAGCATACCACTTAAATCTCTTATAACAAATTGTTCAATTTCAGCATATAAATATTCAGGAATAGTAAACATTGTATCTTGTATATACGCACAGTCATCTGTAATATCACAATTATAAGAACTTATATCTCCTTCAAACAATCCTTCTATTCTTACAGCATCCCATTCTAAATTAGGAAAATAGACATATCCATCAAGATACCAATAATACTTTTTATTATTATACTTGAAAGTTTTTTGATTTACCATTTTTTGAAACACAGAAGGGAATGTAGGCACTAATTCTTCAGAAAGGTCTATAGACATCACTGATCTAAATAAAGGTCCAAATACACCTTCAAATGCACGTGGCACTTTTTCTTTTGTACGTTTGAATGTACAACCAGAAGTAATACAATGACATTGTGATTCAGCTCTATCTACTTCAATCAGTTCTACAAAATTCAATACTTGAAAAACAGCATTAAATTTCATAATTTTATTTTGTACATCTTGCCTTCTAATAAGCATTTTAGCATGTTTCATTACCATAGAATATAAAAATCTATCAGTAAGAAAAGCATCTTGCTTTACACCTTTTACTTGATTACGTATTCTTGATAAAACTTCACCTATTGGTATCATAACTTTTATATATCAAATTCATTATATTCTTCTAAAAGAATCTTTGCTTCTTCTTGTCTTTCAAGTTTATAATTTTCTCTATTAAAGACTTTTGAAATTTTTACACGTGGATCTACTTCTACATATTTTTTCCAATTTTCAGAATATGTTGCACTTACTCTTCTACTAAAATCTCTAGTAGCATCAAATGCCCACAACTCATGATTTTTAAATCTATACTTATTAGCAAAAGTTGTAAAAAATATTTTAGCAAGATGTTGATCACTTTCCCAATTTCTATGCTTTATTTTTTGCATGTACTCTAAGCTGGTTTTCATGTCCATGTTATATCTTTTTTTAGGAGGAGGACATGTGCCAATAAATATGTGACCAATTTGTGATGGTAATTCAACACCATCTCTTACATCAATTACTGTTTTCCATAAGTTTTCATTAAACTTATATATAATATTTTTTATTTCAGCATCTTCAATATGATTATATTGAGGAAATTTTAATCTGAATCCTTTTATAAAATCAACGTTCAGTGTATTAAAAACTTTTTTCCTAAATCTAGGAGCATTTAAATCTGGTTTTCTTATTTCATTCATACAGTATACATTAAGAATTTACTAAAAATTATGTACATATTAAAGATTTTTTAAAACTATATTATATTGTAAATACAAATTCTGATATTAATCCTTTATTTGCTTCATGTATATGTACAATTGCAGCACGTTGATTTCCTGTCCATTTGTTATGATAATGATAATAATCAGATGAAGTCAATGCAGGAATTATTCTTGTGATAAAACCTTGTTCTTCATTTTCAGTAATTACTTCTTTTGTTTTTCTACCATGATAATGTCCTGTATATAAAAATCTATGTTTAGAATTTCCCCATTCTTTTGAAAACTCTGTAGCAAATACTAAAGGGTTGTTTTTAGAAGATACATCCCCATGTTCTAATGCAATCATGTTAGTGTGATACATTATTACTTTTCTTTCTCTATAAGAAGTATTAAAAACAATATCTCCTGATAATTTAAAAACTTGAGATACTGCATGTATCAAATGAAATGAAGATAATCTGTCATGATTCCCAGGAATAAATACTACTTCAAGTTTATCACAAAAATGTTTTATTTTTCCTATTGCCAAACACACTGCATCAAATGCTTTCATGTATGCTTTAGTTGCTGTTTCTGAATTTTCTACAAGTGTGCCTTTTGTTGTTGTACCATCAAAGGTATCCATATTAAGAGTATCAGGTCCTATAACAAATATAACTTTTTCAAGATTATAATTTGCATATGCTTTTCCTATTAGATAACATATTGCTTTGTCTACTACAACACCCATGTTTTCATTACCTGGTTTACCAAAATGTAAGTCTTGTAAAGAAATAACCCCACATACTTTTTCTGAAGATGATTCATTTAAGTACACAGGGTTTATTTTATCGTAAACAGGAAGTTCATATTTTGATAACTCTTCAATAAAAGAATTTTGAACTATTTGTTCTTTTGGCAATCTAGTTATTAATGCAGATACTAACCATTTATTATTTTGTTCTTTATTCCAAAACTGAGATAATTTCCATATTGTAGTATCAATTCCTAAAAGTTTAATTATCTCATCAGGTGTCTTAGGTTCTGTAGTTGATATACCTGTTATCTTACTTGTACCTGTATCTAAGTTCTGATGTGTTTCAATTACTTTTGATTTTACATCATTTTGTTTAAGAAGGATGTTATCAATATTTGCAAAAAAAAGATCATCCATCATTTGATCTTCAGAAGTATTTTTAATAACCTCTAATGTTTTTTTCTTTATAAACATATAATCATTAAATGATAATCCTAATCGTTCTGCTTCTTTAGTGTTTGAATTTTTTCTTGTTAATCCTTGATAAACTAATTTACTAATAAGTCTCATAATTAAATGGTTAAAGTTATACAAATATACTAAAAGTTTTATAAAAAAAACAACCCTTGCATAACAGCAAGGGAAGTTCCTCAGAAAATGGAAAACCAACAAACCATTTCTGATAATATTACATAAAATAATCAGCTATTGTTTTAACCATTATTGGATCAGTATTAATACCAATTGTTGTTGATCCTATATTAACTGTACCATTTACATTAAGAACATAATAAGAATTTGTACCTGTTGAAAGATAATTATTTAAAACTCCTCCAAACAATACTCTATTATCATTTAATACTTTGATGTCCATACCACTTCTGTAAAAAGTGTCATTAAGAGATTTAACCCATATGCTTGAAATATCTACAGTAAATGATGTATCAACTGTACCATTTGTATTAATTTTTACAAGTGCATTTACACGTGAAGTATTATACATTCCAAAGTTTCCAGTAATTAATAATCCATTAATATGTGGTACAATTTTTTCAATACTAACAGCAAAATCACCTTCTGAATATTGTGAAGCTTCTGTTGAAAATATTACTTTTTTCCAACCTGAATTGATACCATCTAATAAAAATCCACTACCAGAATTAAATTCTAATGTTGGTGCTATGCTACCATTGTTTTTAATTTTTACTATATGATTTGCTGTTATTCCTTTATATGTATAAAAAGCACCTCCAGCATATATATCATTATTTGAATCAATGTGTACAGTTTTTACAAGTGAGTATCTATTACTACTATTAGCTCTTGTAGTTTGTAATGCAGAAAAACTTGTTCCTGATACAACAAATGTAGGATCAAGAGTACCATCAGTTTTTAATCTTAATATATTATGTGCAGGTGTAGCAACATTTAAAATACTAGAAATTGAATTAAACAAACCACCAACTACAATTTTACCATTTCCATCAATTTGTATATCATAAACACCTTGGTGAAAATTTGAACTTCCAGGAAGACCACCTACTCCTATTTTAAAAGTTGAACTAGATATAATAGCACCTGTTGTTGCATCTAAACAAACTAAATTTTTTGAACAATTTGCACCTTTATACATATCAAATCTTCCACCTACATAAAGTCTATTAGATGCACTATCATATTTTATACTTCTTATAACAGGTACTACTCCAACTGCTAGATTAGCACTATTTACTGCAAACCCAACACCACCTAATGTGCTAGTAAGAAATGTTCTATTTATTGTTGTATAAGCTGTGCCTGTTCGTGATGAACAATTTAATTTAACAATACCACCACTTATAAAAAACCCAGCTTCATCAGCTAAACTTACAGGAGTTTTACCTGCAAGAAATAAACCATCATTGCATAATTCAGATGTCCAAAAGGTTGGAAAGTTATAATTACCACTACCAGGTGTAGAGTTAATAACAGGAAATGCTGATTCTATTGCACCAGTAGAAATATTAATTTTTAACAATGTTTCTTGTGGTGATTCAAAAGTTCCTGCTATTAAGTTTGTTATTTCTCCATTACATGCTTCTGGTTGAGGGCAGTCTGGTATTTGAATAGTAAATGGTGTTGGTTCACTATCTAAAAGTGCACAAGTTGTAACAACAGTACCAGTATAAATTACACCACACACCCATGGAAAACTAAATGAAGGTGATGAACTTACAAGAGATGTAGCTGTTCCTCCTGGATAATTATAAGTTAAAGTATAATTTGTTGCTCCAGATATAGCAGTAAATGTTATTTGAACATTTGCTCCAACTACAACTGCAATAGGACTAATTGGTTGACCACAACTTGGATCACAACATGATTGTTGTGTAGAAGGTGATGGATCACATGTTCCATTACCTGATGCAGGTGTAGTTATAGTACACACACGTGTTTGCATACATGATGCATTACAATCACCCCATTCTTCACAAGTCCAAACACAATCAACATCAGCTGGTTGTGTACATGTTCCACCAAGTGCAGATGATATCATAAATGAACCAGGGTTTAAAGAACCAGCAACCCCTGTACCAACAGGATAAATACTTGTTGCATTTAATAAACCTATATTACCTAATACATTGCTTGTAACTGTATAACTAGTATTGTTATATAAAAGTGTAATTGTATGTAATGTTCCTAAAACATCAACCACATAAGAATACTTAGGATGACGATAAGTATCATATGGAGTATTAAACGCTGCAATACTATTAAAAAATTCATAAACTCTTCCTCCAACAGTAAGTTGTAAATGAAAACAAATTAAATATGTAGGACAGGTAGTAAGAGTAGATTGTATAAGATCTAAATAATTTGTATCATCTTGTGGGTTATTCCACAACTGAGTAGTTGTGTTAGATACAGGATAATAATTATCATTATTGTCTAATGTAAAATCAGGAAAATCAGCAACACCCAGTGAAGGTGAAATACGCCATTTATCATCTACATTACTCCACCAAACTGATTGAGGATTTGTACATATAGTAAATGAGTAATAAGGTTTACCATCATGCATGCCTGAAGGAGCAACAGTAATTTGTGTTCCAAGAGGTTCTGTCCCACATATATCACTTCCAAAAGTAAAACATACACTGTTAACAGTACAGTCTTCATATTCTATTAAAGGTCCACAAGCAACACCACCATTTGAAGCAGGAGTAATAACAGTTTTTGTACGTGTTCTTCTACCACAAGTTAAAGTTTCACCTACATAGTAGCATTCACATTCACTCCATGCACTCCAATTACTTAGTACACAATCTACAGGTGCACAACAACCACAATCAGGTAATGTATTATCAAATATATCTAGTATATCTAAAAAAGTCATTCCTGCTCTTATACCTAAACAAGTGATGTCTTCACCAGTATATATTACACAAGCAGCATTATATTCATCACCACACAATCCTGTTAAATCAGGAAGTGGTAAAGGTGTTACAGTACCAGGACAAGGTGAGCAATTATCGCAGTTATCATTTGGATACATATTATATTTATTTAATAATTATTTTAAACATCTACACAACATTCACATATTCTTGTTGCCAAAGTTTGAATAATAGTGTTTATAGTATCATTAGTTGAAATACCAATACATAAAAGATCAGGACCAGTATATATTACACAAGCACCATCATAATGCTCAACACAATCTTCACCTATACATATAGGAGGTGTAGGAGGTGTAGGAGGAACAACTGGCGGGCAGCAATTATTACAATTACATCCAGGATTACAGTTAGGGTTAGTACAAGACATATTATTTATTATTTATTTATTATTATAGACATACAGGTAAACCAGTATTAAATACTGTATACATATCTGATATTGATACTCCACAACTTATTGTTGTATTGACTGGTGTACATAATGCTGTACCACAATTATTAAATGTTTCTGCTTCATATATATACTCAGCAAAAGAAGCTCCAGGAAGAATAGGTATTGTGATATCAATATAAGCAGTTCCATAAAATGAACAACTTGTCACTTCATATCTAATAACCACATCAATATTATATGCATAACCATTTGTTACAGGTAACAATGTAATTGCATTTACCAATTCTACTTTTGTTTTTACATTTGTTGCATCATAAGCAACTGGCAAACTACTTTCAGTACAATACACTGTGGTGTCTGGTTCTGCTGTGTCACCAAATTTAACTTTAAATAAAACTGTTGGTACTAACAAATCTGAAACTACAGGAGCACCATTAGATTCACCACAACTATAAACAGCATGTACATATACAACATATTCAGTACCAATAACAATAGAACCACCACTTATGTTTGCTGTAAATGTTGTACCAGAATATATATTATCATAAACAGAAGGTCCTGTAGGAGCTGTTCCTGTCCATTCAAAAACTTCAATTCTATATTGAAATGGTACTTCTAAACCTGCATAACTTGGTGCTGTCCATGTTACTGTTGAGTATGCAGTTCCAATTGTAAGAACAGTTACATTTTCTGGTACAGCTAAAACGCATGGTAATACTGGTGGTAATGAAAAATAATTTTCAACTTTAAATCTTAAATCACAAAGAGTCAACCATAAGTTAGTTATAGTATCTGCTACTGTAATAGGAGTATCTACCCATCCTGAAAGTTCACTCATTAAAAATGATGGGTTGTTTAATTGTAAAGAACTTGCTAATGAAGGACATTGTCTATTTACTGCACTTATTAATAATGTTGAAATACCAACACTGCTTAACATGTTACAATATGATGCTTCTAAATTTGCAAATGCATCTTGTATTAATAGTGTTTGACCTACTGTTGGAGCACTTGCACATTGTGAAGTAATAAATATTTCATAGTTAAATGCTTGTAAATCAGAAACTTGAATTTCTAAATTATTTACGCTATTGGTAAGTATGTTTATACTAGAATTAATGCTATTAATATTTATTATAATTGTACAAATATTAGTTGATAAATAAACTACATATTCACTTAATGGTAATGATACTACAAGATCTCTGTTATCATTTGTAAAATATAAACATGGAGGAAGTGGTATATAAGGATCACCTACTCTAGAATTATCAACAGGAATAACTGCACCATCACCAACAATTGCTTCTAGTGTACATGTTTTATTTATGATAAGTTGTAACAGTTGTAATAATGTTTGAGGATTTTGAATACCTGATTGTATAAAACATCCAAATTCTAAAGTTGTTACATCAAGAACATTTTCAGTAATATCACATAATATAGTTGCAAGTTTAAACACAACCTCATCAATTGAATCACCAGCACATAGATCTATACAAGGAATATTTGGTCCTTGCCATATTACACAGGATGTGGATATTTTAGGACAATTGTCTCTATTAGAACCTGGAGTGGTTATTGGTGTTCCCATGTTTATATTGTATTTATTTTTTCTTCAATTTTTGCTAAACTGCATGAGGCTGGCATAGTGCATGCACATGCTTCCATTTCTGTACCACGTATAAAAAGATTACGTAAGTCATCTGCAAGTTCTTCATCAATAAGTGCAGAACATGTTTTTAAACCATACCTTTTTCTTTTATACCTAGAGTATACAGCTTCAGCAAATACTTCATTTATGCGTATAAGAGCATCCATAATTATTTTTTAGTTTTACTTTCTAAAAGTTTTTGTTCATATGTGTTTAAACAATTTACACATACTGATGCACCATTAGATGCTTTTCTTGCTTGACAACCACAACTTAATTGAGATTGACAATTTGTACATTGAGCCATTTGGTTTTAATATTTAAGGTTTTTAATTATTACATGATACACAACATCCAGTTAAATATTTTGCAAGAAGTTTTTCTGCATATGTATACATCTCTACTGCTTGTACTGGTGCGTGACAATATTCTGCTTTTGCTTTTGCTGCATCAATATACATTTTAATATATCTTAAATCATGCATTTTTTGATGTTGTTCAGCATTTGGTTCACATGCTTGTAATTGAATTTTACACACTTCTCTGTAGTATGTATTCATTAAATGTGTTGTTCTTAAATGATAATACTGTACAAAAACAATATCATTAGGTGATACACTATATCTAATAGTATACAAACCATCAGGAAATGTTCCAGGATCATCACTTGAATGAGTAATTCCTAAATCACTTGTAGAAAAGTTTTTTACAAAACCTGGTAACAAAACTGTTGGAGGATCCAAAAGTGCATTATTTGTATAGTAGATAGGCATAGAAAAACCTGGTAAATATATGTCAAGTCTAGGACAATCAATATCTAGTCCTTCTCCATATACAGATGCATCCCATATTCTTATAATATTTTCACATGCTGTTTCTGGAATGTCTAATGCAAGGGTGTGTTTTATTGCCATAACTAGTTTAATATAAGTATCATTACAATAAGAATTTACAAAAAATATTTTAATAAAACAAAAAGAGGAGAGACTTTTAATCCCTCCTCTTTAATATTTATATGCTTTGCAATGTTATGGTTGTAATTTAAGAGTTACATCATAGTTATTTGCAGAAGTTAACAAGTTTGTAAAGATGCCTTCAAATGTAGCATTACGTGCAGAACAAACTACTCTAACTAAGTATTGATCACTATCCATCATACCACTTGGATTGCTCTTACGAGGAACACTGTGTAAAATGTTGTAAACAACATATTTATTACCACGTGTAATTTCAGTAAAAGGATTATAATCAAGAACCTCTCTTAAACGTGGATCTTGGATCCATGGTTCTTGTTGATATCTTTTAGCTAAAATCAACTCTCTAACAAGAGTTTCACCAAATCCTCTACCTTGAACTGCTTGTTGTAATTCAGCAGGAACAAAACATGCAGCTAAACATTGGTTTCCTAATGGATCCAATGCTGTAATAGAAGCATAGATTTCAATTGGTTGCAATTCTACGTGATCTCTTGGAGCAAAAGAACAGTCACCAAATACAGTATCTACATATGCACCTACAATTTCTAAGAAAGAGTTTACAGTATCAGGAGCAGTAGCACCTGTTAAAGGAACATAAGTTGCAGAAGTAATAACACCAAAAAATTTAGGAGTGATACTTGTAGTTGTAAAAGCTGTAACAGCAGTTGTTAAACTTGATGTTTGAATAGTATTTGCAGCAACTAAAGCAACAGCACCTGAACCTGTAGCAGCAACATAAGTTGAAGCAACATAAGCAATTACAGGAGTAACAGAACTAATTGTAGCAGAAGCAACAGTTTGAGAAATGTTAACTAAGAAAGTTGAACCTGTACCACCACCACCAGAAACTCTAGATACAATAGTTGTACCAACAGCAACACCTGTTCCAGTAAGAACTTGTCCTACAGAGAAAAGAGTAGTTGTAGCAGTACCTACTGTAAATAAATTACCAGCAATACTTGAAGTAGTTGCAGATGTAGCACTTGTAGGTGTAAACACAACTCTTTGATTAGCAGCAATACCATCTCTTGTCATAGTAAATGCAGTTGCAGCTGTAGCAGCAGCCGTTGGAGCTGTTCCAGAAACAAGAACTTGGTTCCATACAGTTCCTTGTACAAAATCTTTAACAGTTGGGTACAAAGCCAATCTGTCTGCCCATCCTAACAATACAATGTTTGGATCTACATTATTTGGTGCTGTAGCTGAATCACAACATCCAGTATCAGCATCTAATGTAAAGTAAGCATTGTGAGTTAAGAAACGTAATGCAGGAGAACCTTTAAGATCAAGTCTTAATCTGTAAGTAGTATTACAAGTAACAGAACATCCAGCAGTAGCAGATATTTGTTGAATATCTTGTACAGGGTTAGATGGTTCAGTTACATAGTATGCACTAATGTACTTAGGGTTGATCCCTTTTGATTTTACTGATTCTTTGTAACCTCCATGAAAAGGTCCCAATTTATCAACAGTGTGATAACTTCCTTGTGCAAGATACACTAAAGGATTTACTTGATAAGCAGTTGTAGTTAATGTAGCGTCAACAGTTAAGTTGGTAGCAGCACTAAGTACACCTACTTGTCCAGCAGTTAAAGCAGAGCTTGCAATACCAGTAGTGGTTTGAAAACTTCCTGCAACGAGCATTTTCTGAAATGCATGTGGAAAATAAGCCATTTTATAAAATATTTAAAGTTAATAATACATTTATTATTTGAGGAATAGTAATTTATATTTAATACTATTCAGTGTACTTTTGATTGTATCTAGATCATTTACAATTTCACTATAAGGCATTGCTGTTTGTAATGTGTTAATCATCTGATATATATCTCTTATATAAGATAATGATTCTTCTACAGATTTCAAAACTATTGGAGAAAAATCTTCATATTCTAATAATTTTTCTACAGCACCTTGAAAACCTTCAGCTAAAGTATCAGCATGTCCAGGTAAAGCATCATATAATTCATTAAGTGCAATGTGTGCAGCATAAGATCCTTCTCCTGTAATTTTTAAATGCATTTTATGAAAACTTACTGCAGCATTTAATAATTCAGTAACACAAGCAGCAGTTTGTTTTTCTAATGAATTTATAGAAAAAAGTTCTTCTTTTTTTAATTTATATTTTTCTTCTTTCATTATCCTGCCATTTCAGTATCTAATAATCTTAATGCAATTTTATCAGTGCCAAAAGCTTCAAGCTTATCTACCCAAGTTTGCATTTTATCATGTTCTTCTACTTGTTCTTTTAAAAATCTAAGAGATAATTCATATAACATATGATCACCTTTTTTAAATGATTCTGATGCCATTTGTTTACATTGTGTGCTAATTAATACTTCATGATCAAATGAATCTTGAATAATTTGAGGCAAACCAGTAAAGTTTTGCATTGGTTGATCAAGACGTGGTGTTAAAGGTTGTAAACCAAAAGACAACAAATGTGTTCTTGACCATTCAGCATGTTTCAATTCTTCATCTGAATATGTTCTCCATAAACTAGCAGCACCACTATAACCTTTATTATTTAACCACATAGACATTGCTAAATATACTCTTGAAGAATATTCTTCTTGTTGTATTCTGTAATTTAAATAATCAACACAATGCTCAGATATAAGAGGATTCATTGTTGTTTTAGAAGGTATTTGTGTACTTGCTCCTGCGCTAGGTTTTACTGTAGATACAGTATCTAATGGTGATGTTTCTACACTTGCATCACTAGTTGTTCTTTTTAACATTCTTGTTACTGCACTATTGTCCATAATGTTTAATTATTAGATGTTGAATTTTGTTTGTTTCTTTGATATTGATTCATTGATTCTATATCTCCTGCAAGAATAGAACATGTTTCATCTACCAGCATTTCTGTAATGTCATCTTTAAACTCACATGTAATATCTGTAAATATTGTATTTCCTGTTGAAGGGTTTACACAATTTCTAAATTCTACTTCTCTAGGTTTTCTATAATAGTATAATACTGGACTTGCTAATTCAAACTCATTATTAGTATATACTTTTATTTTATTACTTGAAAGTGTGCAAAAAGTTTCACCCCATTTAGCACTTGGTTGTTTAAAATTATCTATTAAAAGATTATCAACATCTGCAACTTGTGCAAGATATACAATCATTATTCTTGGTTCTGTGCAACATTCTGAAATAGAGTTTACAGAAAATCTTTTAAAATATAAATAATCTGCAGGTAAACTATTAGTTTCATAGTAAATGTTATTTTTTGTCATTACTACTGGAGTACTTAAAGTATCAGTAAGTAATAATTGAATATCATCAATGTTCATCTTAGAAGATTCATCACCTTCTTTGAATTGATTTGCACCATGTACTTGTCTACGCACCCATTCCAATTGCGCTTTATTAAATGCTTCACTAACTTGCCAGCATTCTATGTTATCATAGTCTAAGCTAGCAAGTTTGTTTAAGCGTTCTTTTATCTTTATTTGTAATAAAGCATTTGTCATGTTTACTTATTTTTAGACTTTATTTTTTTCTCTTGTTTCAACATTTCAGCTGTAGGTTTTTTACCAGAACCCTTGTTGGCTCTTATATTATCCCAAAGACCTTTTTGAGAAGTAGAACCATCTGCGCGTTTAATCATTTGCTTTGCCATGATCTACATTCTTATTAACAACCTCTACCACTTTTTTTAATACTACCACCCATCTTTTTTACATTTGGTGTAGCAATACTATTAAAAGGAGGTATAACATATGCTCTTTTGTTAATAGTCTTTTTTGATTCTAAAGAATCTTTGTCTAATTGTTTTTTATTGAATGACATAGTATATAAATTTAAGTTATGAGTTCCAATATTTTTCTGTATTTGTGATTACATCTAAAAGAATTTCTTCATTCAAAGGGTTCTTTAAATATAATAATATATCAGAAGGATTTTTACCTAACATAGAACCTGATTTCATATGATAGATATTACCATCACCTCTTGTTGCAATTAATTTATAAAAATTAGCATCTTTAATTACAGCTCTTAATTTTAAAGTTTCCATATCTAATAAAGATATATCTAAAAACTTTTGTGCAGTTTGACGCTTATTTGTTTCAACTGTTTCTCCACTAATATATTTATCCATATTATCATATAATATATCTAATGGCGTAGATTTTTTATATTGTGTTGAATTTGGATCAACTACTTTACATACATAAAATAATTTATTAGCATTTTTGTCAAACATTTTTTGCAATTCAGCAAATGCTTTATTTTTAATTTTTTTAAGTTCTGTTTTAATAGATGCAGTTTCTTCAAACTTGTCTAAGTAAAATTTAAACTTAGGTGCTTCAGTTCTAGCATGTTGTAATGATTTTGCAACTATACTAAATCCACCATGCTCAATAGCTCTTAATTTAATAAGATCATAAGGATCATTTGAAGGATCTAAATACACAGGTTCATTACTAAATCTCATTGAGATCTTTCCCCAAAAATCATCATTATCTGGTCTAAGTAATTTTACTTTGTTCCAAAAGTCTACATCATTAACATCAATAACATTTGCAATTAATTCTTTTTCTAATTGAGCAATTGTACTTCTAATGTCTTTTACCATTGCTTCTCTTTCTTCTTGTGGAAGATTCTTTACTTCTGGTGCAAACTCATTTAATCCAGTTACGTATCTTTTAATACCATTATTCTCAAGACATATAATTTGTTCTTCATGAAAAATACCTTCAAATAAAACCATTTGATATTTTTCTAAACCCATGTTAGCTGTAGAGTTATCTACAAAAGGTCTGATTGTTAAACTACTGTTTCTTTTTAATGATTGATGTTTGTCAATAATTGAAATACTCATTTGTTAATTTTTTAAATTGTTGTTTTTTCTTCTTTCTCTGTTTTTTGTAACTACTAGTATAAAGCTCCTAAACCACGTCAAGGTTGTTACATCTTAGGAGTACTTGCATTACTGCAAGCATGATTAATCATGTACAACAAATGTACAAAGTATTGTACATAGTTGTTTATATTTATTTGTATTTTGTAGGAGAAACAACAGCCTTAGCATTTTTTTGTACAGACTGAGGATTAGTAGCTGATTTAACAACTATGTGATTCCCCATTTCTTTTAAATTTTTTGCTATAGATTGTGGATTAGTAGGATTCTTAACTACTATATGATTTCCCATTACTTTATCATTTTTACATGCCATGATTTCTTTATGATTTTAAAGTTATTTTAAAAAAAGACCTGGGTGCTGTTCTGAAGGGAAGCAACCCAGGTACTATTTTTTATTTTTAGAATGAACCTCCTGTAACAGGATTTCTCATTACAATTTTCAATACTTTAGTTGGATCTTTAACCCAGATACTTGGCATAGTTTGAGTCATAAATACTCTATAACCATTGAAGTTTCCAGAAGATGCAAACCCTTGAGATCTACCCATATAGTCCATAGTACCATTTTGATAGAACCATTTCAATTGATTATCCCAAGATAATTTCAACAAGAAGATGTTGTCATTTGTGTTATCAGTAATATCAAATACAATAAAGTTGTAAGAAGATAATGGATAACCATCTATAATAGGATTTTCAATATCATTTGTGTGAACATTGTCAAATGCAGGATTCAATACAAATTTAACATTTGCCAAGAAAGGAATGGTATAACTTGTAAAAGCAAAACCAAAATTCAAGTCCATTGCACTTTTTCCTGAAATAGCACCAACACCAGAAGAATCCATGTTAGCAATTAATCCAGTAGAACCACCAATAGTTCCTGAGAAAGCTTCATTTTTAATAGCTTGATTCACCATTCTCATACCAGCCATACCAGTTTGAACAATAATTTGTCTATTAGGATCTGGTCCTTTGAATTCAACTTTACCATTGTAGAAGTTAAAAATCTCAGATCTAAACAACTCTAAGTTGAAAGAACCTTTGTTGTAGATTCTCTTATAAGAGTTATCTAACTGAGACCAAAGACCTACAGACAATCTAATATCATCTGGACCATCTTGTTTAATTCTACCACCTTGTCCCCACATTAAGTAAGTCTCAATGTCATTAGCTACTTTAGATAAGTGAGCTGCTTCAAGATTAGTTACAAATGATCTGGTTAAATTACCATTATCATATGATTTTTTAATCCAATCTTTACCCATTGACTTAACCATGTCATCTATCTTAGTAATAGAAGGATCAAGATTTTTATCAAATGATCTCCAGATTTCTGTTACAGGAACTGTACCATCTGCATTAAGACCACCTTTCATCATCATGTCAGCACGAGAAGAAATAGAATAGTGTACGTGAGCTTCAGCACCTCCAACAAAGTTGTAGTACTCTCTGAAACCATTTTGCAATTCTCCAATGTCAGAGAATTTTTCACCATACTCACCTCTTGCAGAACCTTTTCTGAAAAATTTAGTACCTGGTTTAAGATACTTTTTATCTAAAGTTGCAGTGTTGTTGTTATTTACAAGTTGTACTGTATAGATAAATCCATCTCCAGAAGGAAGAATGTCTTCACTAGGTACAATGTAAAGTTCAAGACCTTTATATTTGTCATAAGTGATGATATCACCTGATCCAAACATACGTCTGTTAATTTTGATTTTGAAGTTTGTACCATCAGCTCCTAAAGCTGTTTGTGTAGGTTCAACATCTTCTACAATGTATGGAAGATCTTGTACAATTGGCGTTTGCCATTTATACTCTCCACGTGCATTGTCTACCATTATGGTGTTTTTACCACCAAAAGATGCCATCTGATAAAGAGGCATTTCAACCTTTTGCGTCATAGCCCATAAATCAACAGGTCCTAAATCCATAGGTTCTGAAGTTTTAAGCATATTTTGCAAATGGTATGAATCTACATGCGAGCTTACTTTATAAGTAGTGTCACGCAAAAAGAGACCATTGTTTAAAACTGGTGTGCTCATTTGTAATAATTAATTAAGGTTAATGTTATCGTTTAAATATATTTGTTTGTCTTGTAATTTTTCTTGATGCTGGTTTAATATCATCTTCATCTTCATCTCTTGTATAAGAAGAGATCTTACGCGATTCTTCTGTTTTAAGTTTTCTAACTGTTTCAGCTACAACTTCATTTTTTGCTTGTTTTCTAATGTTTTCTTTATAATCTTCTGGATCAGAAAGTAACCACAATGTTTCTGCAATCAAATCATATCTTGGTTGTTTACCAAACTGATAGTCTTCTAAAAGTTTACCTAACATATTTGTAGGTCTTCCTGAGATACTTTCATACTTAACAGTTGTAAGTTCATCCCATAACATTTTTTGTCTTTTAGAATCAATCTTTACACCATTTAAATCACCAGGTTTTAAAGTTTCATATATGTTGTGCATATATGCTTCTTTTTTTTCTTGCTGTTGTTGTTTAAAATATTCTTGTTGTGCAAGTTTACCTTTTAACATTTCCTCTTGCAAGTCATCTAGTTTTGGTTTAAATTGATTTGCTTTCTTTTGCAAGTTACCACCATCAATCCATTCTTCAATTTGATCTTCAATTAAAGCCTGATCATTGTTACCAAATCCTGTAGCTTGTAAATATTGTCTAACAATCATTTCTTGATGTTCTGGTTGTCTTACATCTAACTCACGTACTTCTTCTACATGTGCTAATGCTCTAAACAATCCTTTTAAATCTTGTCCACCTTTAGCAACATACTCTGCAGCATATTGTAATTCTTCTGGTAGAGATTCAAAAAACTCTTTTGGAGTATTTGCTGCTACATCATTTTTAATACTATCAACATTTGCTGACCACAACTCTTCTACATCTTTTTCAGATAAGTTTCCTAGATAGTCATCTAATGATTGTTTCTTTTCATCATAATCATCAAAAGCAAACATCTCATTATTCTCAATTCTTTTCTTTAAGAATGATACTAATCCACTTTTATCTGTTTTACTTCTACCACCTTTTTTCTTAGGTTCATCATCTTCATCAAAATCATCTCCTACTTTAAGTGTTGTATCTAAATCATCTAATGCTTCATCAGCATCTTCTTTGTCACTCTTCTCATCATTTTTATCTAAAAAATCAAGATTGACTGGTTTGCTATTTGCAGTAAATAAGTTTGGTTTACTTTCTTCATCATCTGAAGTTACCACACTATCTGCTCCTGGCATAGGTAAAAAATCATCAATGTTATCAATAACAATGTCTTCTACTTGTGATCTGTTGTTTTCTGTACTCATGTGTTTACGTTAATTAAATTCTTGTTCTTCTTCATATATAATCTACCAATTAAATCTGAAAGATTTAAGAGTGTGTAATATTTATTTTTACATTTTTAATACTATAACGCTATCATTGCTTTTTGTCATATTTATTTTTATTTATTGCTGCAACTTGTAATTGCTTATTAGCAATATTTTCACGCACCTGTAGTTCTTTATTTTTTAAATTATTTTTTTCTTGATTATTAATTTGCTGATTAATCTCACGTGTTCTATTTAATGACTGATCAACTTCTTTTGCATTTTTCTTATCAAGATATTCTAATGTGTCTACATAATCTGATTGTGCATTTGCATTAAGATCCTGAGTAGCAGTATTAACTGCTGCTCTAACTTCAGCCACACGTTCATTAGATTCTCTATTAAACTGATTTTGTTCAGCTTCAAATTTCATCTTAGCATCTTGTCTTTCAGTTTCTGCTTGCTCTTGCATTTGAATATTTTGTTGTTGAGCTTGTTGATCTTCTTGACGTTGTTTGTTAACTTTTTCCTCAATAGCTTTAAGAGTATGATCAATTTCAGCAAGTGAATCAGCTTTAATAAGATTACCTAAATCATAGATAGATGCACCAGCAGTATTATTTGATATAGCAAGTGATCTTATTTGCTCAGTGATTTGTTTTTGATTTACCTTGGTTGATGTAAACACATTTAATTCTCTGGCTAATAAATCTGTACCATTAATTTGAAAATTAACTTTTTCATCAAGAGATGTTACATATTGTAATCTTAAACTAGGTTTTGTACTATTATAATATTGAGCAAGATCAGTACGCATCTGATGTACTCTTGGCATTAAATATTCAGAGTGGTTTACAAAATACATTTCTGTTTGAGAGTAACTCATATTTATTGCTTGCTCTACACCTGTAGCAGTTTCTTGTGCATTTGTTGCACCCATACGCTGAGGTGTAAGACCTATTACTTCAAATGCTTGTTGTTTAAAATAATTAGATAATTGTATTCTTGACATTAATCTATTTGTCTGTTCAAGGTTAAGAACTTGGTAATGCTGGAAGTTTAATCCATTTTCAGTATTTGTAATAGATGTATCTAAAGGTAACATTTGAAAATCTTTCATTGCTACATATGCTTTAGCTAAATTGTTCTTACCCCAATCTTCACCCATTGAGTGACGTGGTAATGCATTCTGATCTAACATAATTACTGTACCTAATTCGTCTACTAGGATATCTGCTATTTGATTGTTAGTAAGATTGTATCCAATTTGAAATGGTTTCATTTTATCTACCATGGATCTTGATCTACTGTTTCTGTCATGAAACACTGAACCTTCTACTGGTAACTTGCAACCATATAAAGTGTTATCACCTTTAAATTGAAATCTAAGTGGATGAACATTTAAGTATAATGGTTTGAATCCCATGTTATCATTGTTACCATAGAATGATGGTCTATTAGGACCAATCTTAACACCACCCCATACTTGGTTAATCCATATCCAATCTACATGATCACCAAACATAAGTGTATCTTTAGATTTTCCTTTTATAACAGAGTTGTCATATAAAGGTTTTTCAGTTGCTTTAAAATTCTCATCAACAATCATTTGATGCATCATACCTTGTTCATCAATAGTAGTCAAATGTCCAAGCATTCTTTGAGATTTCCAATATGCAGTAGTAACACGTAGTAATGAATAATTACTAAAGTCCATTAAATCTTCAGACTCATTAAGTATTCTATAAATAATATCATCTCCTGTATTAAGAGTAGCATCTCTATGTGCTAAGAATTGACGCATGCCTAATGAAGGACCTTCAACATTCCAGTCATGTGATCTTGTAGAGTCATAAAATGAACCATCATTTTGTACACCAGGTAAAGCATAACCTGCAGATTTTACAGGATATATTGCTTCTAATTGTTGTAATTCATCTTTATCCATCATGTAACCATATCTATCAACAATGTCAGATATAGTCATTAAGTCTACTCTACCTACCCAGTTAGATTGAGATACATATCTTGCTTCAGGTGATTTGTGATAAAAAGTTAAAACAGGATTCCATACTTCAACATCATAATCATCTTCATTCATTTTTAAATGCCAAAATTCTCTATCAGTAATAAGCATATCTCTAAATGCCATATTCTCTAACTCTTTCATGTAGAACCTTTCAGTATCAACAGCATGCTGATGACCTGCCCATTGTTCAATCATTGATCTATAATCTTTTTTAAAAAATTGTTCAATTTCAGGAAGAGTTTTAATGCTGTCTGGCGATGACATTTGTTGTGCTTGTTGAGCTTGCTCAGGATCATTAAAATCTAATCCCATTTTAGAAATGTTCTCTTGCATTTTTTGTTCACCATATGCCATAAGAGTTTCTTCTATCATTCCTCTTTTAGCATCAAGCATCTCATTAAAAGAAGTATCATCTACTGCACGATAAGTAATTTTATCATTTCTTTTAGCAAACTCTCCTGTAAGTACATTAATAACATTAGGTATAATAGGAAAGAATTTTAATTCAAATGCAGATACATCTTCTTGTGTAAGTGTATCAATTAAATCAGCATACTCATTATTTTCTTCAACAATATAATCTGTCTTGTCTATAATACCATTTGCTAATTTATAGTTTTTAAGCAGTCTTCTTGCATTACGTCTAATTTGTTTAAGACCTTGCATTTCCAACCAGTCAAGATTCCATGCTGCCCATTGTTCATTTTTCTGAGAAGCTAATAAAAATTGTACAGGTTGAGTAAGTGTACCCATTCTGTTATATTCTGTAGTTGCTCCTGCTTTAAGTTGTAATGCATTATATAATTTTGGCATAACTTTATTTTTTATTTCATGTTTTTAAATGGACTGTGTGGTTTTTTCATCTTGTCATCTTTACTAAATAATTTACCACTTTCTCTACCCATATGACGAAAAGGGCTCACTTGTAATTTAGCATAATTATTTGACTTTTGCAAATTATCATCTTCTCTTTCAACACGTTTAGTATATCCTCTATTAGATTCTTGCACTTTTGCAAATGCAACCATTGCACAAAATGCAACTAATCTATCCACGTTGAGTCCTTCTCTATATGCTTGCATTTCTTTTAACAACATTATATCAGGAATCCTTTCAATACCATATGTAGTTTTTACAATAGTACCATCTGGTTTTGTTTCATGATCAAGTTCTTCTTCTATAAATTGCTGGGCATATGATACAAGATTTGTTTTAAATAATGTACTAACATTTCTCCAACCATATTCTTGAAATACATTTGTATTACTTTGCAATTCTTTTAAGAATAATATTTGACTTTTTGGTACTAAATATTTTTGCTTACGTTTAGCAATCATATATTGAATAAACAAACTAATATTATTTTCTACAACTGTCCAAGCATTATACCATTCTATAATTAATTCTAATCTCTCATGTGTTTTATTTAAATCATCAAATCTACCACACCATGCTGCAACAATTTTATCACGTTCTATGTATGAATCTATTGAACCATCAGCTTTATGTTTTGTAATTTCTTGTGATGTCTTGTATACAAAGATGGAACATAGTGAGTCTGAGGTAGTTGTCTTTCCTTCTGCAACAGGGTCAATAGATGCATAGTACATTCCAAAAGTAGGATCTTTTGCAGGTCTTTCCCAAACTACCAGTACACCTTCTTTATTTTCTGTTTTTGCTGATATAGGAAATTCTGCTATAGGAATCTTTTTAGATTCTTTTGCAATAATTGTATTAGTTTCATCTCTTGATAAATCTAAAAATTCTTTAAAATATGCACCATCTTCAATTCTTCTTATTTGTGATACAACTAATGCAGGATTAAATTTAGCAGCTTTTCTACTAGCAAACGCTTCTTCAATATTAGTAGGGTGTTGAGAAATACGTAATTGATAATCATCAGGTTTAAGATCTTTTTTCCATTGGATCCTTGCATTTTTAATCATCTCTAAAGCTTCTTCTACTTTAGAATTACCATAGGTATCTATACATGGCATCATTGACCATTGTTCTGGAATAAATAAACCACATTGACCTATGGTTCCTTTATCATCTAAAAGATTAGTTTCAACAGCTAATATATCTTTACTGTTTGGCATCATTAACATTTCTCTTAGTGGCTCACATTGTTCTAAGTTTCCCACAGATCCTGCTGCAACAAATTGTCCAGTATAGACCATACCAGATTTCATAGCAGGCAAAAGATATTCTAATGTTTGATTCATTTTAGGAGCAATACCTGCCTCCTCATGAAAGAAAAAAGTACAAGGACCTCCTACACCATTTGTAGGATCTTTGTCTAGTATAAGTCCTAAGATTACAGATTTTAAACCTATATCTCTTTTTCTACCACCTTGATTTATTTCAATCTTTTGTTCCCAGTTAAAAATCTTATCTGGAGTACATGGTCTATACCAAGCAGTATATGTATTAAGAAAGTTTCTGTATTCTTCAAGAAATCTCCATGTACCTTTTTCACCAATATAATCTTTTAAAGATCCTGCCATTTTATTAATAGAACCTTCTTCAAACCAAAAGTAATTTATCATTTTACCACCATGATAATAACTAGAAGCTATCTGACGTTTTTTTAATATCAATGCATGTTTAGAACTATGTTTACCAATTTCTTCATACAATGCCATATGATACTGTACATCTCTAACATCAGCAAATCCAAATTTAGATATTTCTTTATTATATATAGGTAAAAAATTTAACCACATGTAATAATCTCTTGAGAGATACCATGTATTTTTTGCATTCTTATATATAACACCATATCTACATTTAGCTTTTTCAGCATCCCAGTATGTAATATAATCTTTAGAACGCATAGGTGCAAAACAATACACCTTGTTATTCTTATCAAAATTTTTTGATTGTTGATTAAACTTTAATGATGTTTCATCAAAGTTATATTTACCTGGTTCTTTAAATAAAGACCACATAAATTTTACAAATTCTTCTCTTGTTTCAAAATCAGTTTGGGACCATACATCTATAGCATCATCATATGTTGGTACAGATATATACATTATGATTTATTTGGAAATTCAAAATCAAATAACTGTATCAGTAAACTTTCAAAAGAAGGGTCTCTATATACTCTGTGTGTAGGCTCAGTACCATTCCAATATGCTGAATGATCATCTCTATTAAATGCTGTCCAAACTTCTGTGTTGTGATTATAATGAAATAACCAGTTGTATAATTGTTCTTTTTCCATAATATTTACATTTGATCGTATCCTAAGTTTTGTCCTCCTCTTACAGAACCTTGTTGTTCTTCCATTAAATCTTTATAAGCTCCTCTAAATGAAAGTCTTATATTTTCAAATTTTGCAGCAGCATTTACAATAGAGTTTATATTTCCATCTCTACCATCTGTTATTTCATTAGTACCCATGTAACTGGCTAGTTTATCTAACATAGCTTTAATACCCATGTATGCACGAAATGTTGGAGTTTGGTATAATGTTTCACAAAGTCTTTTAGCATCAATAACAGCATCATCCTCCAAACTAAAAGTGATAGCAAGCTGCGAGAGTATAAGGTCTTCTTTTTCATGTTCAATTGTGTCAAAAAATGGATTTAAATCTGGATTAGGACAAGTCATATAAAATAAGTATGCATACACATTATGATAGTCTTCTGGATAATAATCCATTATGACTTTAAGATCTTTTAATGTGTAACAATGTTCTGTTGGTACTACTGCACCATTTTGTATATCAAATAATTTTATCATTATTTTTTCTTTACTTTATCTTTATTAGTTTCATACCATTTAAGTACTGCCATTACTTCATTTTTTAAATAAGGCATTTCATATATTTCAATTTCTCTAATGATAGGTTCATTGTTTTCTGACAGCTTTGTGATAGGATATCCAAATTCATCTGGTTGATCTTCTTCTTCAAAACTTATATGGTGTATAATAAGATTTCCTGCTTTTAAAGTAGGGTTATGCTTCAATATAATATACATATAAATACTGAGTTGTAAATTATAATGGTTTAAATTACAATCATCCATGTGAGCTACAGGACCTATCATTTTTTTTGATATACCTTCCCAGTTTACAAAAGAAGTTTTATCTATTTTTTTATTAGTCTTGTAATCAGTTATATGCACAGTATCATTCACTACCTCTACTAGATCAGATTGACCGCATATGCCAGCAGACTTTAAGTATACCATATGCTCAGGATATATACCATTGATTAACTTCTGTAAAGGAGCTAACTTTTTTCCTGTACCATCTAACAAAGGTTTAATAACAGGAAGTTCTACTTCATGTCTAACAATAGTATTACATCCTACTATGTCTTGTTCTCTTTGATCATGATACCAGTTACCTAATGTACATGCTCTATCTGATTCTTTTTTCCAAGCTTTTTGTATAGCTTCTACAGTCATGCCTTTCCACTTGTTATCTTTCTTTCTATTTAATGAACATCTTTCTGCAATTGCTTTAGAATCAAAAGGTTGTTTTAATACTCCAAGTAACGTAGTTACAGATACCCATTTAGTTTTATCTTCTGGATCTAATGACACATATGAATGTGTTTCTGCTTCAAATATTATTGCCATATTTATTTATTTTTTAAAATTAAATCATAGTAATCTATTGTCTCTTTTGTACCTATAGGGTTTGTCATTCTGCTCCAAGTTTGTGGTGCTTCTTTGCGACATTGAGTTATTCTTTCTGCTACAGTATTAGATTTATCTGTATCTCTAGTATAATATAACCAAGACTCCCAGTAATGATCAGCATGTGGTGCTACAAATGTAACTGCTATTTGCCATTTAAAAAATACAAAACTAATCATTGGATTAAATTCAAATCTATAATAATCATACTTAGTCTTCCAACCTAGAGGGACAAAATCAAAACCTATTTTTTTAGGAGATACACTTAAATATCCTGGTTTGTTTTTATTATTTTTCCAAACTCTTGGAAAGAAATATGGAGTACCTAAAGCTATCTTTCCACAATACCACTTTAACTTCAATGGTTTAAATGGAGAGTTATAGGCTCTTAAATAATCAAACCCTTTAATAAAATATTTTAATTCCATGATTAAGATATTTTAAGTTGTTGATTTACAATAGCTTCTTCTTCTTCAGTAAGTTCTGCTTCCCAAAATCCTTTAGGACAATCAGAAGATAAAGATCTAGTCTTTAGTTTTAAAGAACATCCACACTCTCCACAACAAGGTTGTGTTCCAGGTATAGCACATTTAGAACCTACAGTGTCTATAAATTCACAAACTCTACATATTTCATTTCTAAAAAATGCAATATCTTCTACATGTTTAGTTTTGAAGATGTTGTTCTTTACACCTTCTGCAATCTTGTTGCGTTCTTTCCAAATTCTAATCAAGTTTCCCATCTTTGTATATTTGTTTTTTAAGTTTAACTTCTTCTTTTCTGTCTTGTTCTTCTTTCATTTTGTTTTGCAATTCTACAAGTTGCTCAATATCAGCACGTTTCTTTATGATTAATTCATAAGTATGTACAGATATATGATCATCTTTTTCAATTTTGTTTACAAAGTTTTGATGCTTTGTAATCATTTCAACTAATGATTTTTTCTTAACTACAAATGTTCCTAATCTGGGAACTGTTATATATGGATAATCTGCAACAGATAATTTTTTTTGTAATGTCAAATAATAATGTGACACAACATCATCAATAATATCTATTGAAATATTTAACTCCTCTGAAGTTAACTGTATTATATTTTTACGCTTTACTGGTATCAAGTGCTAAATAATTATAGTCTAATAAAATATTACCTTTTGATTGTATGTCTATATCAGGATTAAGAACAATTACTTTTCTACCTGTTTTAGATTTTATAATAATATTTCTTTTTTCTAGTTTAACAATTCTGTTTCTAATGTTTTGCGCACGTGTAGATAACTCTTCAGGTAATGATTTAGGATATATAACTTTAGCTGCAGATGCACAAAAGCCACCTAATTCAATAGGTCCCCACATAACTAATAGTGTAAGGATCTCTAAATCAGAAGGTATAAGATATTCATTTTTAAAAAAAAGTATTTCTGTTAGAAGTTGATACCTGACTATATCAGATGTAGATAACCTTAACTTTTTATTAATTTTCTTTACTTCCATTTTCTCTTTTTAATGTTGGTTATATTATACAAAATGTATAATATATTAGTTATTTTATACATAATTATACAAAATGTATAATATGTTAGTTATACTTTGTGGAGGTGAGGAGAATCGAACTCCTGTCCAAACTACTTTCATTAATACAATTTATACAGCTTTTGTCCCTACACTTATTTAATGAGTCTGCAAGAATACTCAAGGGTCAATTGCTTGACGAATCCACCATCCTATTTATCTAATAGGCAACTCTTTATGCTTATGCAGCTATTTCTAGCTCTTCAACATCTGCGTTAATTAATGAAAAAACTTTGCTCATGTTAGCACTAACTTGGTCAGCATCTAACGAAATAGTATTGTTGTCATTTAATTAAATTCACCTTAGTTTACAGTTATCTCTCTGGCTGATTGTACTAACTATTGGTAACCTGTCAAAACCAGTCACCCCCTTGTTAATCTTAGTAGCGTGTTGTGGATTTGAACCACCCCTCTGGGTTTATGAGACCTGTATGCAACCATTTACACCTTCACGCAATATTGTAGTTTTTGAATACCCCCAGAACTACTAACTGTGCTAACCTACGATTTAGAGACTCAGTGGAAAGTGTATTACACTTCAATTGTCTGTCTTCGATACTTACCAGTGCACTGGCAGAGGTCTATATATTACCAAACAATTGCAATGTCATAGTCTGACAGCATAAGTCTTAATGCACCATCAACTTCCAATATCTCTGCATTTTGTAATGCCAATGTTGAAATATAAACCTTTTCACCTACTTGATGTTCAGTAACATCTTCTCCTACTGCATATATTTCAAGTGCTGTCCAACTTTTCATTGCATCAGCATCTAATGATGCACTTGCTTCTGGAGACAATTCAATTAAAGATTCTTTTCTTACAGGTTTAGTAATCAAAATTCTTCTTCCTTTTAAAGACTTAAATGGCTGTGACATAATTATTTATTAAAGGTTAATGCTTTTACTACTGCCATTTGTGCTTCTACAATTTTCATTATTGCATGATCAACAATCTTACCATGCATAGGAGCAATTTGTTGATTGTCAAAATTATTTGCTAATGCATCAATTAAGCTTGCACACATCATCTTAGTAGTATCTACTTCAGGCATAGATGATGGATTAAAATTTACACCAATGATCTGTTGACCAAATGTTAATTCTTGTTCTGTTTTTTCTTCTGTACTCATTACTCTTTTTTTAATTTTCTTACTGGTGTTTCATCATCTTCCTTTGGCATAGCTACTTGATCTTCAGGTAGTGGTTTTTCAGTAATACCTACTATATCACCAACTTGAATACCTTGTTCAGCTAACTCAGGATTATTATCTAAATCTTCTTGTGTAACAGTATGTTGAATTACTCCTTCTGGGAATTCATCTGTTTTAGGTAACTGTTGACCGCCACCTTTTGGTCCAGCAAAATGCGCTTGTTTAGCAATTGCTTCTACTCTTCTTGCATCAAACTCTGCAGTTTGACATGCAAGTTCTGCTAACTGAGCTCTAAGTTTTGCAACTTCAATTTGATCAGTATAAAAATTAATTACTTCTTCCTTAGTAGGAACCTTTTTTTCTTTTGCTTCTGCACTCATTTTTTATATAAATTAAAATTATCATTACAAATATATAAATAAAAGTTTAACTTTTACAAATTTATTTTATATTTGTATATTAATAATTAAATAACAAATATTATGAGTATACAAGTTTTAAAGTTTTATGCAGATTGGTGTGGACCATGTAGAGTACTTTCTCAAAGATTAGAAGGTTCTGAAATAACAGAAATAGACATAGAAAAAAATCATGAAACTGCAATCAAATATAAAATAAGAAACATACCAGCATTGGTATTTCTTAAAGATGATGTAGAAGTTTACAGGTCAGTTGGTTTAATAACTAAAAATGAATACAACAATATACTAGATGAGATTAAAACTGATAAAGATATTGACACAGCTAAAATAAATAACATAGATGTTCAAGCAGAAGAAGTACTAAACAATATAAAAGAGAAATAATGGGAATTATAGTAAGATGTAAATTAGATTTTGGACAAATTGTATATGTCAAAACAGATATAAATCAAGATCCTAGACAAGTAATAGGAGTACAAGCAACTGCTGATGGAGGAATGCTAATTAAACTTACTATAGATGGCGATGCTACATGGCATTATGAATGTGAAGTAAGTGAAGAGAAAGATGTAATGTTATCAATAAATAATTAATTATGGCACAGTATAGAAAAAAACCAGTAGTAATTGAAGCAGTAAAATGGACTGGAAATAATAGTGAGATAGAACATATGAAATACATTTGGGGACAAGACTTTATTTTATCTGCTATTAACCACGAAGACTATTTTGGAATAGCAACACTTGAAGGAGTAATGAATATATCTCTTGGAGATTTTATTATCAAAGGAGTACAAGGAGAATTTTATCCATGCAAACCAGATATCTTTGAATTAACTTATGAAGTAGTAGAATAACAAAAAGCCATTTGGTGTAAGTGGGAATAAATACCACAGTAGATAAACATGTCAATTAACTTTGATGGATAAGAGTTAGAATCTCTTAATGGCTTATAAGAACCCTGG